ATACGCGCGCACGCATGTACGCGCGTTATTCATTTTCACGCGCGCGCATCACGCACACATGCACACGCATCACATTCACACATCACACGCACACACATGCGCACACATGCACACGCGTCACACTCACATATGCCCACATATCATGTGCACCACGTCACACATACCACGCACACACTCACCCGCTCATGCGCCCACATCCGCGCCATATCAACGAATCAGCCGCATCACGCATGTGAGTGTGTCGCACATCACGCCCACATGAATTGACATGTGTCAATTGAGCCGCGTATAGTGATAACTGTCAGGCCAACAGGGCAGGGCGAACAAGGGAATAGATGCCACAGCAGGACAACCGCCCGTAGGGCGTAGGGTAGCGATACCTCGGATGAGTGAGCGACAGCGAAATGCACCGGCTAGAGACCTTGTACCCCCACCCCCTAGAGGTATGAAGTATGAATCGTTGATTGACAACCGCATAGAGACAAGGACAGAGCAAATGAATCTTGCTGAAACATTAGCGTGGTTCGCGCTAACCGTAGACCCCGCCGACATCCCCCCCGCTATCGAAGGGGCCGCGTGGGCAGTCTGGGACTTCCTCATGGCAGCCGCCTAAGGAAGCGCGACCCACAGCCCAGCCCCAGACGGGGGCATGGAGGGTTCGACCCCCTCGCTGGGCGCGGCTACCACATTCGGGTAGCTTTCAGCATCGAGAGATTGGGAGGTGCCACATGGCACAGTCACACTATCAGAAGCTCAAGGCATTCACGGAAACCTTGGAGGGTATGCCCCTGGAAGTGCTCTCCGAGAAAATCAAAGCCGCCCGTATCGGAGCCTTCTCATATGTAAGGCTCCGAGAAGATATGTCAGTACCCTCCATCACAGAGGCTATCGACGACGGTACAGCCCAGTGCATGAACCGTCTCTACCAGGACATCGCCGGGGTAGACTGGACGGATTTAATCCCCGCTCGGTACTCGGAGAAGTTCTATCGGTGGACGGTAACCCACGGTATCGGGTACCGCTGGCAAGACTGCCTACTAGGCGGGGATGGGAGCGGTGCTGTAGAGCGCAAGCTCTCGGACGCCGGGCTTTTCATCCGCTAGAAAGGGAGACATGGGACAGGTAATAGCACTAGGCTTAGCACTGATAGGTTGTGGGGCTTGCGCGGTGGTAATCGCCAACGCCACAGCAGAGACCTCAGAGGCGGTAATCACCGCCGCTTGGATAGGCGCGGCGGTATCTATCGCCGTGGCGGTGGTAACACTCGCAAACCTAATATCCAGATAGCCGTACAACGGCAGCCCGGCCCCGGTGGGCATAGCTAGGGTTCGACCCCCTAGCCGGGCGCTCAACCGGTCTTCTTGACCGGTCACATCACAAGAGAGAAAGGACGGGTGGCATGGTAAAGCCTACCGTAGAGAACGCGGCCCTGGTGCTGCACCACGACAATATCGGGAACACCACGCATGTAACCGTAACTTCCCATGACGGGGGCCGTGAAACCTCAATCGAATATTACGTATCCCCAGAGCGGGATTTTGGCGACGATACCGCCGAATGGGCGCGGTACTTCCAGAGCCTACGGGCAGAGGTGGTAAAGGAACTCTCGCACGGGATGCTGGGAGACTGCTACGTATACGACATCACCCCAGAGTATGAGGGCGGCGAAGATTACGAAACGTTCCGTGCAACGGTCAGCTGGAAGTAGGGAGACCATGACAAAGATTCTAGAAGCTTTCGCAGCTAAGTATGAAGCTGAGAAGAAGAGTCCGCAAGGTGGGAACATCCTTGCGGCAATGCAGCGCCGGTATTCCCAGCGCTAGGAAACAACACCGCACATTTTCACCGATAATGCGGTAGCCCGTCATGGTGCAAGCCGTGGTTCGATTCCACGGACGGGCACGGCCTAAACAGGCTGGATTAGAAGGCTCCACAGGCCGGGGTGTGAGAGGCCCCGGTCGCACAAAAGACAAAGGACAAGCAGAAATGAAACAGGCAATCAGAGACCTTGCAGCTATCACGCTCATATGGACCGTTGCGCTACTAGGGGGCACGGCAATTTGGTTATCGTCATCAGGAATCCCGGCGGTGGTCATGGGCGCATTCGTGCCAATGGCGGCGGTTCTCATAGGTCTAGTCACGCAAGCAGTACATCAGGTATCGGCACGATAGGAAAGAGAGAAAGACAATGGAAATGACATTAGGTAACCACTTGGCCCTAGAAGACCTGCCTAAGCCCGGTGAGACCATCTACCTTGACGGGTTCATTAGCAAGCACGCCACGGAAACCTTGAATATCGCTTCAATGCAGACGGTGACAGGGAAAGATGTTGCAGTGTGGGCGCAGGTATCAACATTAGATACAGAGGCCGTGATAGTTATCGACGAAAGCTCAGAGCTTTTTAGCGTCACCGTCAAAGACCTTGGAGGGAAACCTCTCAAGGAAGGTATCGGGAATTTTCCGGATGAATACGGACTGACCGCAACCGTAGTGAAGTACAACACTCAAGAAGAACACCCATTCTACTACGGCAGCTAAGCAACCGGATACGGTAACCCGGCCCTGGCGGGCACAGTGGGGGTTCAATTCCTCCACCGGGTGCGAGAACCTAGACGGGGTTCGTACACCATCAATCAAGAGAAAAGGGAGGTGCCGACAATGGCACATCAAGCAGAATTTCGCAAGGCACTGGCAGAACTCACCGTTGAGGGTATTGCTCAGAAGGCAAAGGAAGCCGGGCTTGTGGCTATCGTCAGTGTACGGCTGTACGATAACCCAGAATATGCAACCCAAACAGAAGCGTTCGACGGGCGTTTAGTTCGCCACATGAACCTGTTCTATGAGTCCATCTGTGGCAAGCCCTGGAATGTGGTTGTGGGTGCTCGGTACAGCGAGAAGTTTTACCGGTGGACGGTTACCCACGGTATCGGGTACCTCTGGTCGGACGCCGTCTTAGGCGGCAACGGTGACGGTTCCATTATCAACGCCTTTACTGCCGCCGGTATCGTCATCTACTAGACGGCCTTAGGTATACAGAGCAACGAACACAAGAGAGAAAGACTGAGCAATGGAGTTAAAATACGTAGATCCGGCGTACACGGTAGCAGAGAAGCGCTCACTGTTCATGAAGACCTTGGACGGGAACCGGCGCTTGGACATTGTCGCCCGGCCCTTGAATCCTGGCTATGGAGATATACCAAACTCGCTAAAGAACGCGTTCGAGTCCGTGGTGTGGATTGAAACCAGCTTCAACGACAAACGGGCCGGGCACCACGCGGCACACCATTGGTTCCTAGACCTGTCAGAGTTTGAAAAGAACTGGGAAACTTATTCACACTTCATCGCTTTAGGTGTGGAAGAAGACGCGCCGGGCTTTTTGAACGACGTGCGTACCGCGTACTTCTGCCCAATCGACGCGGACAAAGGCGACGGGTACCGTCAAGGGTATGTGGTGGCGTGGGAGGAATCCGACGCTCTGGACGTGGCAGCCTACATGGCTGGTGGCAGGGTGGACATTTACCTAGACCTGTTGGACTTCAACGGTGAATATCTAGGTGGCGAATGGTTAGGGGACGTGGATTACTCAGACCTTGAGAACGACACGGACGCTTACCGGCGCATCGTGGCGGGCGAAGAGTCCGCCCTAGCTATGGAGACCCTAGAGGGTATCGAAGCACCGGAACCTAACGACCCCGAATTTCCAGGTGAAGAGTTGCTAGAGACCTTTACCAAGCTGAGCTAAGCTCAGCAGCCCGCCGGGCACGGAAAATACACAACACTATCAGAAAGGTAGGGGGTCAAATGGTGCCCATTCTGAAACTTTTGAAATGCCTAGCCTATGTGTTCGCCACATCTGTTGTGGCTATGGTATTAGCCCTCTTCTACGGGATGATACCGATAGTCATATTGGACGCGAAAAGCCTAATACCCGCTCTCAAGGTTTTCTACCAGGTCACGGGCGTTGTAGCCGCCACGACCGTACTGCCGACGGTGGGCTTCTTCGCACTGAAAAGCTATGTAGATGACCTTACCGGGGGAGAGTAGCCGGTATTCCCAGCGATGGTGAATAACACCGCACATAGACACCGAAAAACAAAGGACGAAAGGACATGAGATGTTCAGTGCACAACTAGAACTTCTGCCATGGGTGCAGAAGGGCGATAAGAACTTTTACAACGAGGAGCTGGCCGGGGTGAATCTTGATCTGCTCCCGCACCCACCGCAAAAAATAGTGGTGTTCGGGGAACGCGTAATTGAGGTTCCGCTATTAGCCTACGAAATCAAAGTTCCGACCCGTAGCGAAACCCCCGGAAAGGTGTGGGTACCCACAGACCTTGAGCCGGTGCTCTCAGCTATCGGCCACGCACTAGGGGTGTGGGGTTCTGAAGGGTTAGCTGGGCAGAAAGGTGTGAAACAGCTGGGACAGCGCAACGGGTACGTGTACTCAGTACCTCTCAACGGGGCGGGCGCTCACGCAGTGCTTGCGGAAATTCTGGGTGTTGGACTGCTGAAAGCGGGCACCTTAGCCGCCGAAATAAAGGCGAGTCTGGGCATTGAATTTCACTGCTACGCACCGGACGGCGCGCAATGGTTGGCTTAGCTACTGATTACCACTTCATGCACAATCCTGACCGTCACACTACACAGAAAGATACGACAATGGATTTACCAAAGATGCAAGACCCGTACCTAACAGAGGTGGACATCCCTAAGGTTCTCAGCTTGCCTGTAGCGGTCGCCCGGTACCTAGACTTTTTGAAGGCCGGGAACATCCCACAAGAAACGGTCAAGGCGTTCTGGCACCTGGCGGTAGAAGAACACGACGTGATCGGGGCGCTGGAACGGTTGTACATCAAGTACCCAGGCAACCCACCGGAATTTCTGTGGGAATATCCAGAGGCGGAACAAGCTGCGTGGGTTCTGGAACTAAGCCCGTCCCCTCTGCCCATGAACCAAGAACTACGCGAGGCCGAAAGCCTGTTGGTTATCGCCGGGCAGATTCAAACCTTCCTGGATAGGGTCGGCGTGACGCGCATGACGGGGGTTTTCAAGGAACAGGTGGAAGCCTACCTACTCGATACTCCCATTCGGGACTTGCGGGAGAACACATTAGGCGTTCTGTATAAAGCGGCGTGGCTCGACTTCGTAAAGGTGGCGGACGACGGCACCGGAAAGTTCACCTGTGTAATTCCGACCTTATATGCAGTTCTTCAAGACGGGGGCGAAAACACGTCAGAGTACGTAGACCTGGAGGCCCTCAAGGAACGTAACTACGAACTGTTATGCAAGGCCCGCGACAAGGTAATGCCGGGGTGGGAATAGTGAACCAGCTACGTAGTGCCCGCTGGGCGATTCACTCAATCATCTGCCTACACTGTGCCGCCGCCGTGGTTATCGGCGCTCTGGCCGGGCTTTCCGGTACGTGGATGAACGCACTGGTAATCACGGCGATCGCCTACCCGGTAACCGGGCTGGCGGTACTGGCGGGAATCGACATGTGGGAATGGTGGACTAATCGCGGCAACACCATGCAGGAAACGTATGTGTACCGTGACAGGAACGGCACCCGGTACGAAGACTAAAGAAAGGCAGAGCATTGTTGAAGCTCACAGACCCCACGCTAAAGCGTGATGAAATCCTACGTATCTTAGACTTTGACGAAGCCCTACAGACCTTCTTCAAGGTGCGCGGGCTTCCTGAGAACGTGCAGGAAGCGTTCAAGGTGATAGCCAACCAGTGGGCATACGACAAGTTCAGTTGTACCGTCGTCGCCCTTCGCCTCTTGGATGAAGAAAACCTAGAGGGCGAACTACCCCAGTACTTGGAAGAGAAACCGCTACACATACAGGCGCGGGCCATCCTACTGAGCTACCCCACAAAGTACCACCTAGGAAAGCTACGCCGGGCGGTGGTAGTGCTACGGCTCGCTTCCTTGTGGGCGGACTTCATGAAGAAGGTAGACGCGGTAAAGATAGGGCCGGGGTTCCCCAAAGTCTTCTTAGAGGCCTTCAAGGACGCTGCCATAGCAGACATGATGAACGTCAATCAGTTTCTTGAAACTCTGGGGCTACGGCTGGGGCTTGACGGGGTGAACCTCTTCAACCCAGACCTGGACCGGATCGGGTTTGGTCGCCGGGAGGATTCAGCCTCTTTAGAAGACCATGAACAGAAAATCAGGCGGTACCTAGCAGACCTCCGCGCCACCGCGAAAATAGTTATCGAGGACACGCACTAGGAAAGGGCAGAGCAATGTCAGTCGAATCAATGATGCGGGCGAAGCAGACGGAACCTACGAACGCCGGGCTTTTGGACTGGTTCACGCCGGGGTTGAATGGTATCGACCCCGACCACTACAGGCTAAGGGAGTTCCGTACCCGGACGGTGGAATGGCCTAAGTCCCAGGTGCAGGGCGCGTATCCCATCACCTCCCCGACGGGGGGCGAGAACATCACCCGCGTGCACCTGTCGCCGGAAACCTGGGAGGTAGTAGAGACTATCGGGCAGGTACTCAAGGGCGATAAGTGGGTTCCGATCGCAGAGCGGGAAGACGCGAAGCTTATCCGGGGCGGGGCGGTGTCCGTCGCCACGCCTCAGCCCTGGCGAATCCTGGGAACAATCTTCATGGTCGGGCGGGAAGCGGAAGAGACGCTGGCAGCCAGCATCAAAGCCGCGACCTGCCGGGAGGTGAAGACCGTAGACGGTACCGTTGTGGGCTTCACGTTCCCCGGTATCGAGTTCATAGGAACCGATGGCGAAGGCCGTAGCTGGTTGATTTATTAGGAAGGACGAAGGCATGGGTGCGCGGCGGTGGGAAGACATCAGCGACGAATTAGAAGAGGCGCTTGACGACCTGTACGCCACGCACCTCATAGTTACTCAAGTCATGGGGCGGTACAAGAAAGAGTGCCCGCAGATGTGGGAAGCACTCGCCCGCCCCATGCGGGAAATGACACGCATTCTAGAGGCCGTCGAAGATTCACGCGACGGGCTGGATGCGATACACGAGCGGGGCCTTAGGCTAGGGGAACTCGCAGAGAAATACGGATGGAAGGCATAGAGAAATGTCAGAAGCAAAGCTAGTAGACTTCTTCGATCGGGAATACTCAGAGCCGCCGACCGGTCTAGACCGGGCGCACATGGCGTCGCTGGAAACGTCCGAACGGTACGGCGTGACGGTGCGTACTGAGTCTCGCGCCGACAGGCCGGGGGATTTGCTCATCTACGCAGACGACATGCTGTGGGGCGTGGTGCAAATCGTCGAAAAGGAAGCGTGGAAAAAGTCTGGGGTGTTGGACGTATACGAATACGACTGCTACGGGATTGACTGGACACAGTACCCCCACTTCCCCGGCAAGCAAGCATGCTCACACCGTGGGCGGTACCACATACCAGGCGGGTTCGAGAACCTAGACGTGGCAGACGCTCGCGGGGCAGTCACCGCGCAGTTCATCTTCCGCAACCTCCATGAGTTGCAGGGTGGGCCTCTGGCACCGAAATACGCGGAGATAGAAGGAAACGAAGGGTCGCCGCGCCGCCGGTACCGGCTGCTGCGCAACCTCGAACAGAAACACAATACCATCAAGGCGGGGGCTGTGGGCGGTCTGATCGACGGGCCGTGGCAGCTGCCGCAGACGGGCACCTCATGGGTGGACGAATACTCAACAGTGCAGGGGCGGGTGAAGCTGGACGGGCACACGTTCATCTCCCACAGTAATGTGTCGTTCAACAGCAAAGACGGCGACCTGCTAGAGCTTCGCCGGTGCTTCATCTGGGAGACGACCGTAGACCTCACAACGGAGCGGGAAAAAGAATGCTGCCTGGAATGGTTCGAGGTCTTCACAGATTCGTCCACCATCACAGGGGAGACGCTGCTATCGGATGAGGTTCGCGTGTCGGAAAGCTTCGTGCACAACGCCACCATCCCCGCCCACGCCACCGTTACCGACATGGACGTGGCGGGCGACCCCGACGGGCGCACTCCCTTCATACAGATGAACGCGGTAGGACCGGACGACATGGCACTTACCATGTGGCGTAACAAAGACGGCGACATCGAGGCGCAGTGCGGTAGCTACTGGGGGCTGCTGGATATGGTGCGAGAGAAGCTGAGCTACGAAGACGACGACCTGCTGCGGTTGGAGCTGCTGAACCTGCTCAACGCCGGGGAATCGCACTTGGAAATTTTGGAAGCAATCGGAGAAAGGAACGGCTAGACATGGCACACGTGAAAGGCATTGAGCTAGAAGAGCGTACGCTCAAGCTCATGGATCGGTTCGGGCACCTGTACAACGGTACAGTGTCAGGGGAGCTGCACAAAGGCTACCGCATCGAACACCACATGTTCTTCCTGGTGTGGAACGACATGCCGTGGATTGAATTTGGCATCGTAACTCCCGAGCGGGGGGAGGTAGGCGACTGGGAAATGTACGCGTTGCCTATCTACGGGGGGCATCCGTTCTACCCCAACGATATGTGCCTCAAGCACGCATGGGACAAGTGGGATTTGAGCTATGAAGCTGACGAGTCCGAGTATGCCCTGTCGCTGAGCGGCGGTATCGAATCGTTCTTGAAGTGGTACATCGACGAAGTTCCAGAACCACCCCGTCAGAAATATTTCCTAGAGAAGGAAAGCGAGGATCGGTACCGCGTCATCATGTCCGGTGACCGCCACCCCGAAGCCAAACGCAAGGCGGGGGGTATTGTGGACGGGCCGGGGGTGCTTCCTCATTGGGGCAGCTCATGGATTGACGGCACCAGCACCGTGACGGGGGTTCGTTTGGGTGCAAACACTCTGGTTCAGAAAGGAAGCGTCGTCACTGGCCAGCCTGGAGCAGACGAGCTGGTACGTGTCGAGGCAGACTTCATCAGCTCCTCGACCCTGAACTTGGGAGAGCTAAGCAGTATCGGAGGGGCTCACCTGAGTGATGCAAACATCAGTGGTCAGGTCACCATCCACTCTAGGGTGTTTATCGGAGAATCGACTATCCGACCCGCCGCAGCGTGGGGCAAGGTGAAAATCCCTGACGGGGTGAGCGTAATGTACACCGACCTGGTAGCGAACGCGAGCGGGCACCTTCCGGTGGTATCTGTCGGGCCAATCGGTTCGGAGAATGGGAGGCTCACGGTGTGTCTCGACAAAGACGGCAAGACCCACGCACGGCGGGGGTGTTTCCACGGGACGGTTGAGAACTTCCTCAAGGACAACGAGAAGGCCCACAAGGACAAGCGTCCTGAGGTCTACGAAATCTACCACGACCTGCTGCCCATCCTGGAACAGCAGGTGCGCAAGGTGGCGAACGACACGCCAGAATACGACGAAGAGTAAGGAACATCTCATGGAACAAGTCGGAATAACGCTCGCGCCCCGGACGGAGGACATGGGCCGGGCAGTCGAAACTATGTTCGAGGGCAAGCTGCGGGCCGTCTTCACCGGCGACCCGACACAGTACCTCCCAGAGAACCGGCTCACCCTGTACTGGGGAGAGTTGGAATGGGTGACGTTCTTCACCGTGACGGTGAAAAGGTCGCATTACGTTGTGGCAGCGCCTACCTACGGAGAGAGCGCACTGTGGGAAGAGAAGGGCGACGCCTTCATCTACCGCTACGGCCAGCACATCGAACCGCACACCGGAATGATACGCTACCTGGCGGCGCTGAACAGCAATGTGTACCTGTTCCTGTTCTGGTACCTCAAGAACGTTGCCGAGGTGCCACGCAAGAAGTACGAGTTGCGACGCAACGAGAACAAGACCTTCACCGTCGTTCCCACTAACCCGCACCAAGGCGACCCTCGCGGGATGGTCGGCGGAGAGGTGGACGGGCCGGGGGTGCTCCCGCACTGGGGCCGGTCATGGGTCTTTAGTGGCAGTATCGTGAAGGGCGTTCGCTTAGGTGGGCACACTCAGGTTCGCGGCTCCTCAAAGGTACAGTTCGCGGGCAACACCCCTCCGGCCAAAGCAGTTCTTGTGAGGGCCGATACCATCACCGGCTCTCGCATCTCGCTACAGCACCGCAGCATCATCGAGACGGGGTGCTTATTGGAATGGGTGCACCTTGACGGGGTGATTCGTATCAAAGCGAACTCGACACTGGCCGGGGTTACTATTCGCTCCCGCGACAAGCTAACCTCCCTGCGCATGAACACGTTCCTGCACAACGTGAACCTGGCAGCAGGGCGGGGGGCGGCGCTACCGTTCGTGCAGGTCGCCCCGATCGGGGCAGATAACGACCTGCTCACCGTCTGGTACGACGCTAACGAGAAGCAAATCCTAGCCAAGCGCGGGTGCTTCAAGGGAACTATCGAAGAGTTCCTGCGAGCAGCCCAGGCCCGGTACGGGGACAGTTCCACGCCGGGGGGTACTCACATCTTCTACACGTACCAGAACCTAATACCGACTCTGGTAGCGCAGGTGCGTTCCCTCATGCCGGAGGATGAACTGTGAACCGTGCACAGCGACGCCGCAGCGGGTGGGGGCGAACCTCTTCACGGAGCAAGCCCCTACCCCCTAAGCGGGAGTGGAATCCTCTACGCGAAGAAGTCCTCAAGCGGGCCGGGTACCAGTGCCAGGCTATCCAAGAGGACACTGGAGAGCGGTGCAAGGCGCGGGCTACTCAGGTAGACCACATGGGAGCGGCAGACGATCATCGCATTGAGAACCTGCAAGCCTTGTGCACCCGTCACCACGCCCGCAAGACCAGCCGCGAGACGAGGGAGAAGAACCTCGCACGGTTGAGGGCAAACACCAAGAAATCGCAGCTGGCCGTGGACTCATTCGCGGCAGTGTTCAGCCGCAACCTCAAGAAAAACCTACCTCCTAAGGACAACGACAATGACAACCGAAACCCTTGATACCGAGACGGTGAAGGTGCGCCTGTACACCAAAGCATCTCTGATGCGAGAGCTAGGGCGGCACCGCCAGCACATGTTCAAGCACATGCCGGAGCCTGTCGGCGAGCTGATGTACCGAGGCCGCCTCGTGCCCGTGTGGACGCAAGAACAAGTAGACGAGCTGAAAGACCTCTACGGGGACAAGCCGAGTGAGTACGACTACGCCCCGAACAACCCGCCGGGGCGTCGCTCCCAGAAGAAAGGATAGGTGAGATGGTACGCAGTCATCTACGAAGGAACGCAGCGCCAATCATGCCGGGGTTATCCCGAGTGCTGGAGGTGAACGCATTCGGAGAGGTGGACAACACCTACGAGATACTAACCCTCAGCCTGGAAGGCCCACTGGGCGAGCGCGTCGCCTACGCAACCTTAACGCTGGGCTACTCAGTGCGCACCGGCAAACGCATACGGGCCGCCGGACGGGTGGAACTGCTCAAAGAATACGGAGGGGACGGGGCGCACGTGCTGCTGCCTGACGGGGTGACACTCACCTCCCTGGGAGTCCCTGGCACCCGCTCACGTCAAGACCACCTCGCAGAGGCCATCGGATACTTATCCCGCGCCCTGACGAAGGCACTACACAACCACGGAATTTACAACATTGCCGTCTCGCACTTGGACATCAAGCGGCGGCGCGAAGAGAAAGAATAACGAGAATGACAATCCTTGGATGGGAAGCACCGCAATACACCTGGGACTTCACGCTGTTACCCCAGCCGGGAGAGAACCAACACAAGCACGCTCTTGTCACCCTGTACGATAACCTCTCAGGACCGGCTGGCACCGAGCTAGACCTCTACGCCCACGGCCTCACCGCGTACCTTGAGATTCAAAACCACGTTTTCGCCCTCAACGGAGACGGGACTCCCGAGTACGTAGGGGATGTGCTCACAGGCCACCCCAGCGGCGGGGAACTAGACGAAGAGCGCGAGGACGGGCTAGCCGTGGTGGTACGGCGAGCGCTCAACGCAGCGCTACGCTCAGCCCAGTTGCAGCAGCGAGTGGACGTGCCGGGACGGCTGGAGCCAATCACTGACGGAATTATCGGCCTTGACTGGGGGAGCATATTCCCCGAGAAGGGCACGAAGGCAACCCTGGAGACGGACAACGCCGTTGCTACCCGACGGGTGCTGCGCAAGCTGTACGAGAACGGCTGTGAGAAGGGCGAGCTGAACCTGCTGTGGGAAGCCTACATTCAGGCACGCATCGGCCACTACGGGCGCAAGGATGAGCTGCTGGGGCAGATGAAGAACCCCATGCACCTCGTGCGTGACGGGCAGGGTTGGTACGCTGAGGTAGGCACCGTGGCGGGAGGTGAGACCATCACCGTGACCCTGTACCCGAGCAAGTCCTAAGATACGCAAAAAGCCCCGGAGCTAATTACTAGCTCCGGGGCTTTTCCCATGCACTGTTTCCTCAGCTACCTATCGCAGAGGCGGCGGGCTAAGCTTCACGGAAAGACCCGCCGCCTCATACCGGATAGACACCCTATGAAAGGACTTCCAGTCTATCACACTGGACGGGGGCATGAGAAAACCCCCGCAGCGGATCGCATGACTATGACTAGGCTTCCCAATCCCGAATGGAGAGTTTAGTAGTAACGGGTAGGTGTTCCGCTGCGAGGGCTATATGACTCGCACATAAGACAGTGTAGCACAGATGAAACGCCCCCGGCTTCCGGGAGAAGAAGACCAGGGGCGTTCCGTACCACATCGAGAGACAGACTAACAGCAGAACAGATGATCAGCAGTTGTTCGTTTGCGTCCCCTCAAGCATACCACACCACCGACGGCGAGCGCGCACCGTGACGGGGTTCCTCGCTTGCAGCGCCACCGGGCACAGACGCCCCGAGAACGGCCAGCGAAGGCCAGACCGGACAATCACCCACATGACGGGGGGAGGGCCGCGCAGCGGCGAGCACAGCCACGCGCAGACGGTAATGGGCACCAACCCCCCGTCCCGCCGCTAACACCCCGGCAACCACCCAGATTCGGCCGCTATCGGAAGAAGTGTCACGAAACACACCGATACCAGGGCCACTACCGCCTATAGACCGTGTATAATCACGCGCGCACACGCGCAAGAAGGAAGTAATATATAGGATTTTTGAAAAATAGGCGACAAGAGGCGACAACCCTTGCAAATAAAGGGAAGTCGCCAAATTTGGTAGGCGATTCGGGGTACGTCAGAGGCGACAAGGAAGATGAGAAAGTCACGTATGACAAGCGTCACATGTGAGGTCGAATGGTAGGCGAATAGGTGAGGTGGGTCACTAGGTACAATAAATTCCAAAGAAGCCGAGGAAGGCAGAATTAGGGTGCAAGAAGGGGTAGAAGTGGGGGTTTTGAAGCCTAAATCGGGGGTAGGAATTAGGCTACATCCCAGTAAATACAAGGGTTGTCGCCTCAAGTCGCCTAAATCCGCAATAAAGGATATATCTCTTATTAAATAAATATATAAAGGGGCCAATGTGACGTATCTCACGTTAGCCTCGGTGGCGTCCATTGCCGCCTGACGAGGGGTGCGCCGTCCAAACAAGGGCCGCCGTGGATTTGGCTTCATGTGAATGGATGCTATAGAATTGACGCATGGCATCTAATTCTGAAAAGAAAGTGGAAGCGCTCTTCACCCGTCTGGTGAAAAAGGCGGGCGGGCTAACGTGGAAGCTGGCCCCGACGGAGACGGGCATACCCGACCGGATCGCGCTGCTGCCGAACGGCACCGTCTGGTTCGTCGAACTAAAGCGGGCCAAGGGAGGGCGAGTGTCCCCCCGTCAGGCCCTCATCCACCGGCACCTAAGGAAGCGACGAGGGAACGTCGCCGTGCTGGCCGGGGAAGACGACGTGCTATTGTGGGCCACGAAAAACTTGTAATGTAAAGAAACAATCGAGAGGACAACCAATGGGCGACGTGCTGTGGGAGCCGAAGTACGAGCTGCGCGACTACCAGAAACAGGCTGTGGCGTTCCTGCGCAACGGCAACGGCGGAAAGGCGCTGTTCCTGGACATGGGTCTAGGTAAGACCGCAAGCTGCCTGTCAGCCCTCACCAAAGACCACCTCCCCGCCGTGGTGCTCGCTCCGAAGCGCGTCGCCGAGACCGTCTGGGGGCCGGAGCGCGACCTCTGGGCACCGGACTTGAGCATTACCTGTGTCGTCGGTTCCCGCAAAGAGCGAGAGGAAGCTCTGGCGATTGATGCTGACATCACCGTTATTAGCCGGGACAACCAAGCAGACCTGCTGGAGAAGGCAGCGACCGGGTACTTCCGCACCGTCATCATTGACGAGCTGAGCGGGTACAAGAACCGGAACACCGTGCGCCACAAGACGGCGCGGCGAATTTGCAAGTACGCCGAGCATGTGTGGGGGCTGACAGGTACCCCGACCCCGAAAAGTCTTGTCGATTTGTGGGCGCAAATTCTCCTGCTGGACAAAGGCAAGGCCCTCGGCAAAACCTTGACGGGGTTCCGCAACACGTACTTCCGTCCCGCCGGTCAGCTGCCGAACGGCATTGTCACCGGCTGGGAGCCGCGCTGCGGCAAGAAGACCGAGGAAGACATCTACAAGCTGCTGGAGCCTATCGTTCTCTCGCAGGGAACCGAGGGCCGTGTGAAGCTGCCGCCGGTCAATTACCTGTACCACTCAGTGAAGCTGCCGACCGAAGTTCGGTCGTTCTACGAGAAGCTGAAAAAGGATCAGGTCGCTTTGCTGGCGGACAGTGGGGAAGAAATAACCGCTGTAAACGCCGCTGTAGTGTCAGGAAAGCTCGCACAGGTCACGGCTGGGTTCGCGTACCACAACATGTCTTTCGACGCCTCAGAGAGCGATACACGGGCTTACGACGAACTGCACTCCGAGAAGCTGGAGGTGCTGGACAGGATTATCGCCAGTGCCCAAGGGTCTAGCGACGAAGGTTCCCCCGTCCTGGTGTTCTACCGATTCAAGGCGGAGCTGGAGATGCTGCAAAAGCGCTACGGGACGGACGTTCACACGGTCAAAGAGAAAGACTTCGCCGAACGGTGGAACAAAGGTGAGCTGCCGATACTCGCAGCCCACCCGGCCAGCATCGGCCACGGTTTGAACCTCCAGCATGGCGGCTACACGGCGGTGTGGCTCTCGCTGCCCTGGAGCAGTGAGGAATATTTACAGTCCAATAAACGACTGGCCCGTAGTGGGCAGAAACACACGGTGACTATTCATCACATCATGGCCGAGGACTCGATCGACGGTCACGTCCTCGACAAACTTACCCGCAAAGTAGACGCTCAGCAGCGCCTACTGGACTACTTGAAAGACGACTAACCCCTAGACAGCACAAAACCCGCCGGGGAGACCTAAGAACCGGCGGGTTTTGTGTTTTCACCTACACGTAGTAAAGTGAAAGGGGTAAACACAAGACTATTATTGCATACATGCAGAAAGTTTAGAAATGCAGACCTTTACCTTCGAGTTCGCCAACGGAATTTCACCCGACACTGAGCGCAAAGAACTCACCCTTGACGCCGTACTACACATGCTGCAGAACCCCGGCACCGTCAAGGCCGAGCGCAGCTACATCCCCGGCACGCTGAAAAATCACCGCCGGGCAACCTCCAACGTTGAGTCCCGATCCATGCTCACCCTTGACCTGGACGGAGCGCTAGACGGGGGCAAAGAAGCCCTAGAAGAGTACCTGAAACCCTATGTTTACCTGTGGCACACCACGTTCTCGCACACCCCCGAAGACCCGCACTATCGGTTCCTGGTGCCTCTGGAGACAGAGGTCAGCGCCGAGGACTACCGCCGGATTATCGACCACATCATTGTCGAAAATCATGAAGCATCTATCGACCCGTCCAGCGCCAAGCCCGCCCAGATTATGTTTACGCCAGCAGCGAAACACCTGGAGCACTACCAGTTCGGGGCGCATTTACTCGGCCAAGACGACGTAGGGCTACTAGACCCGAAGGTCTTCCTCTCGGACGAGAGGGCCGGGGAGTACATTGTTCCGCTGGCCCGCTCGGCAGGGCAGAAAGGCGACCCTGAGAGCGCTCCCGGCATTATCGGAGAGTTCAACAAAGCATTCCCCGACTTCCAGGAACTTATCGACACTTTCGACCTGCCGTACACCCCCGAAGGCGAGGGCCTGTGGCGGTACAAGGGAACCACCAGCGCCGCTGGCGTGTCCGAGGTGGAAGGACGCCCCGGCCTGTGGTGGTCTTGGCACTCAACCGACCCCGCCTCTGGCTACGCACAGAACGCCTTTGACATGGTGCGCATCCACAAATTCGGGCACCTAGACGAGGGGTTGAAAGGCTCCCGTCCGGCGAACCGTATGCCTTCCTTCAAGGCGGCGAAGGAATACGTCGCCCAGAACGAGACTTTTATCTCACGCTCGCAGAAAAACGCTTTCGCCGCTATCGCAGATAATCTTGAGGGTATGCTCACCGATACCGACCAAGAAGCCGTTCCCGAGACGGTGAAGACCCTCCCCCGCCAGAGTGCGGTTGCTGCGCAGAAACCGGCGGAGCCGTCCACCGCGTGGGTCAAGGGACTGGTGACCGACAAAGACGGGGCCGTCAAGGACACGATCGGGAACCTGGACATCCTCTCCGAGAACGACCCCGCCCTGCGCCGCTTGGCGTGGTGCGAACGCGGCAACTACGAGTCGTATGTTCCGGTGAGCGAGGCCCGTAACGGCGACGCGAAGCCCCGGCCCCTCACCACCCACGGCGTGTACGATCTCATGTCCCATCTGGAACGTGTGTACGGGCTGCGGCTATCGAAAACCCGCATGGAGCAGGTTATCGGCTCTTGTATGCAGAAGCACAGGTTCGACCCTGTACAGGACTACCTCACCGACCTGACATGGGACGGCGTACCTCGTTTGGAGACCTGCCTACCGGGCGCAGGGGACAACGAGTACAACCGTCTGGTGGCGCGTAAGGCGCTGGTAGGGGCCGTGGCGCGTGCTATGGACCCCGGATGCAAGGCAGACTTGAGTCTTATCCTGTACGGTACCGCTGGTATTGGTAAAACCTGGTGGATAGAACAAATGTCTCGGGGGTTCAGCGCGCCGCTGGGAAACATCGAACATAAAGACACCCTCATTATCGCGTCCCAGTCCTGGATCGTCGTTTCTGACGAAGGCCACGCCATGAACAAGGCAGACTTCAACCGCCTCAAAGAGTTCATGACGCAAACCCACGACGTATATCGCGCACCCTACGAGCGTTCAGCCGTCACGACGCCCCGGCGGTGGGTTGTCTGGGGCAGCACCAATGATCCGTACATCCTGCGCCAGCGCGAAGGTAACCGCCGCTTCCTCATTGTGGACTGTAAAGAGAAGGCAGACTTCACCAAGTACACCGACGAGTACGTAGCCCAGGTGTGGGCAGAGGCCGTGCATCTGTGGCGTCTGGGAGAGACGCCCTTCCTCACCGAGGCCGAAGAACTGCTGGCAGACCTCATGCGCGAGAACCACACCCAGGCAGATATGCTCTCTGGTTCTATCGAAGAGTTCATTGAGCAGCCCGTTCCTGCCGGGTGGGAAGACCTGCCGGTCAGCTCCCGTATGGCACAGTCCGAGGTCATGGCCGTTGGTGCGTCTGACTTCGCCGATAGCCAGCTGCGCGAGACGATTAGTGTTCCTGAGCTATGGTGCGAGATGATGCACAAGCCATTGGGCGACCTCGGATTCAGGGAGCAAAGGCGAATACTGGAGACGCTGCTGGGCATGACACAATCCGGCAAGCTGCGCCGTCGTTCACAAGCCACACATGTGTCCGGGTACGGTACCCAAATCGTCTTCGATATTGTTCGTGAGTAGGCTCACACTACCTAGATTTGCATTCACGTGAAGCCATGTTCTATAGTTGAGTTATCGGGAAATCCCCCGGTAACTCAATGAAAGGACACTCTCATGACCCCGTTTCAGGCAATGTTGGCAAGGAACCTGGTTGGTTTCCTGCGTGACACTACGGACTCTTTCTCTCGCCACTTAGGGCGGGTAGAAACGTGGATGGGCGAAGCCCCTCTAGCTGCGGACTCCGTACCTCAGAAGGTACAGGCCGTGGCAGCTAAGGCAGAGGAAACGGCACCCGCAAAGCCCCGCGCAACCCGTGCAAAAGCCGCTCCGAAGGCAAAGGCAGTGGCAAAGGCAGTGGCAAAGGCTGAGGCACCTGCCGAGGAAGCTGAAACCCCTGAGACTGCACCGGAAACTCCGGCAAAACCCGCCCCCAAGACGCGGGCAAAGGCAAAACCTGCGGCAAAGGCAGTGGCAAAGGCTGAGGCACCTGCTGCGGACGAGCCGGAACTGGACCCCAGCGCCGATCGCGTCAAGGAAGTAGCCCTGCAGCTGAACGTCCTGCCCGGCGGTAAGGAAGCCCTGGAGAAAATCGTTCATAGCTACGGCGTGCAGAAACTTGTTCGCGTGCCGCAGTCCGAGTACACGAACATCCTTGTCCACATGAAGGGTGAAATCAAGAGGATCGAGAATGAGCAAGGAAACTAAACCGGGCGAGCGCGCACACGCGAAACTCTCCCCGTCCAGCTCAAGCCGGTGGCTGCACTGCACCGCTTCCCATGCGGAGATTGAGAAGCATCCCGAGCTTGTGAAGGATGCCGCCGGGTTCGCGGCAGAGGAAGGCACCCTGGCCCACGCCGTGCTGGAGAATGAGCACCTGCTGCTTCTTGGTAAACGGTCGAAGGCCGAGTACGACAAAGAGCGTAAGGTTCTCATCGCGCTGCTGAACGACCTGCTGGACGACGGGGCGAAAGCCTACGCCGCAATGGCAGAGTACGCCCAGCAGCAGATCGACCTCATCGACTCCCTGACGGAGGACGATAAAGGCGCATTCATTGCGCTGGAGGTTCGGGTAGACCCGAAGATACCTCACTGCTTCGGCACCTCGGACGCGGTTGTTATTACCGGAACCGACCTGCACGTTGTGGACTACAAGTACGGCATGGGAATCCCCGTCTCGCCGGTGCAAAACTCCCAGCTGATGCTCTACGGGTTAGGCGCTCTCGAAGAATACGACCTCGTATACGACATCGAGACGGTGCACCTGCACATCGTTCAACCCCGCATCGACAACGTTCGCAGTTGGAGCATCAGTGCAGAGGACCTGCGTACCTGGCGTGAAGAGGTTGCGCTACCCGCGGCTAAAGTCTTCGAGTCGTTCCTCGACGGGGACGACGGTATCGGGGAGTATGAGCCTGGCGAGAAGCAGTGCCAGTGGTGCCCGGCCAAGCCCATATGCCCTGCACGTGCGCAGCACATACTGAACGAAGCGTTCGGAGAGTTCGAGAGTTCAGACTTCGAGAACATCGTAGCGAACGTTACCGCCTTGACGGTGGAAGAGCTGACGCCCGAGCAAATCGCCCGCGTGGTTCTGAACCGGACGAAGGTCGAAGCCTGGATGAAGCAGCTAGAAGCGTATGTTATCGAACAGGCTAAAGCTGGGAACCTGCAACTGCCCGGCGTGAAGGTTGTCAAAGGCTCTTCCCGCCGTGTGCTGAACGATACCCCAGAGCTTCGCGCCCTGCTCCTTGAGGGTGGGTACGAAGAGAAGGACTTCGTTCGCGTCAAGGAATCTCTGATTACCCTCTCGCAGATGGAGAAGCTGCTCGGCGAGAAGCTGGAGAAGTCCATCGTCCAGAACTACGTCGAGGTCAAGGAAGGACCGCCCAAGGTAAAGCCTGGCGACCCGTCCGAATCGAACGTTGCAGATATTTCAGATGTGCTGGACGGGGTAGAGCTGTGAAAATCTACATCCACCGGCGGCAATTAGAACAATTTATTCGCCACCAGGAAGGCATAGACTCCATGCGCTCGCTCTCACGCCGGTTGGGTATATACGAACACACGTTCGACCAGGCGGTGCGCCGCAAGAGCCAAGTCAGTCTTGACCTGTTCTACGCAATGCACAAAGAGTTCGGCTTCGAGATGAAGCACGTAACCCGTGACGGGGTTCCCTGCAAGGAACTCGGCACAGACCCACGGTACGGGGTATTCCACGCTACCGACGAAAACTAAAACTGTAAACCTTTTAAGAAGAAAGAAATTAGAATCATGGCAATTACCCTCGGCAAGGTACGTTTCAACTACCCCGCACTCACCACCCCCACCGGCTACCAGGACTCCGCACCTAAGTACGGTATCCAGGTCATTGTCGATAAGGACGCTCCCGCTCCGAACTACGTCCGCCTGGACAACGGCGACATCATTCCCAAGAAGGCCGCTCCTCGCAACGCCAAGGTCACGCCGGTGACTCAGGTAGAGGTTCTGGAGAGCGCCGTCATGGACGCTATTCAGTACGCGGAGGACTCGAAGAGCATCGACAAGGAACTGGCTAAGATGCTGCGGGAGAACTGGAGCAACGCTGACGATCTGGCCGCCGCAACTATCCGCAAAGTAAAGGGTGGTGCGAAGACCACTATCAAGGACTCCGAGCAGGTTGTGGAGCTGGCCGAGAAGGACGGATACCAGAACACCCTTTCCTTCTCCGCCCGTCGTATGCCTGACGCGAAGAAGCCCAACGACAACGCACCGCAGGTCGGGCAGGTTATCGGCGGCAAGGTAGCACCTGTCAGCAAGGAAGAGGCAGAGTCAATCGTCACCTCCGGCGACTACGGGTTTGTCACCTTCAACCCCTACGTCTCGACCAAGTTCGGTACTGCGCTGGCCTTCTGGCTGGACGTGGTTATCAAGACCGCTGACGGCGAGCCTCTGACCGCAGCACCGACCCTGAACTCTACCGCTTCTGACCTTGAGGATTACCTCGAAATGGAAGCTGACGACATTCTGGGCGACGTGACCGAAGACGACGATAACGATAGCGTTTTCTAAGCCCTGACACGAAACAAGCCCCGGAGAGAAGGCAATCTCCGGGGCTTGGAAAGGACGAGCAATGTCAGAATTATTATACTTGGACTTCGAGACGTTTGGCACATACCCGATCCAAAAGACGGGTGCCTACCGCTACGGCGAAGACCCGCTGTGTGAGCCGATTATACTGAGCTACGCCTTCGGCTGGGACCCTGTAACCCGTCTTGAGGGGTGGGACGATATTGTGCGGTTCTTCCTCAAGAACGTGACGAAGAGCCAGAAAATGGTCGCCCATAACGCCAACTTCGAGCGTGTTATCGTCTCCATCATTGAAGACTGCAAGCCCGGCGAGTACGTCCACCCGTCCCGGTTCATCGACACAGCGGCCATGTCGGCGTACTACGGCCTACCTCGCTCACTGGACGGAATGACAAAGGCTCTGGGCGTATCGAACAAAGATTCAGCCGGTTCAACCCTTATTCGCAAGTTCTCCATGCCGCAGCGTGACGGGCGTCAGATTATGCCTGAGGACGAACCGATCGCATGGGAAGCGTTCGGAGACTACGCAGACCAAGACGTAGCCGCCATGCGTGAGGCGTACCTAGAGATGATTAACCGCTTTGGCGAGTTCCCTGAGCAAGCACAGCGTGAGTGGGAAGTGGACCAACTTATCAACGACCGAGGCGTTCGTGTCGATACACTGCTCGCCGAACGTGCGGTTTATGTCGGAGATATTGCCAAGGCCCGCGCCAAAGCCAAGGCGGAAGACCTGACGGGAATCGACAACGCAGGTTCTCGTCAGCAGGTGATTGATTTTCTCATCGACATGGACGTTTTGACGCCGGACGGACACGAGATGATCCCGAACAGCAACGGCGGCATGACGAAGCGTGCAGTGTACAAGCTCAATTCCACCGGCGAGCGCGCGCCTCAGCTAGACGCTGACGGGGTGAAACAGTTCCTAGAGATGGAAGACCTGCCAGAGATAGTACGCGAGCTGCTGACGCTGCGTCAGACCTACACAGCGTCGTCTGCGGCTAAGTTCAATGCCATGCTGAACATGGCGGGGGTAGGCTCCCGTGCACGGGGCGTCTTCCAGTATTTCGGTGCTCATACTGGACGCTGGGCAGGGCGCGGGATTCAGTTGCAGAACCTCCCGAAAGAATCCCTGGGAGGGGAAGAGGAAACTCAAGCCGGGGTGGACAAGCTCATGGACGGTGATTACATCCCCGAGTCTCTGTCCGAACTCAAACCCCTTATCCGCGCGTCCGTCATGGCACCAGAGGACGGGACGCTGACGGTCTGCGACTACAGCGCGATTGAGGCGCGCGTGCTGGCGTGGTTGGCTGGCGAAGAGTGGGTTCTTGAAGCGTTCCGGGACGGGCGGGACATCTATATCGAGACGGCGGCCAGGATGTTTGACCTGGAGTATGAAGAGGCACGTAAGATTCGCCAGAAAGGCAAGGTCGCTGTGCTGGCCTTGGGCTATGGCGGCGGCGTGAACGCGCTTCGCCGAATGGGTGGCGAAGGTACCGACGACGAACTCAAGCAGCTGGTGTGGGCGTGGCGAGACGCCAACCCCAACATCGTTTCGTTCTGGAGGTTGCTAGAGCTGGTCTTCAAGGCCGGTTCAGGGCAGGTCTTCGACCACATCAGCATCGACTCTATCGGGAACACCCGACGAGTCCATCTCCCGTCAGGGAGGGCCATGCACTACCATGACGTGCAGGTGAAGCAAATGGAGAAGTTCGGCAAGCTGCGGAGTATTATCCACTTCCGAAACTACTTCAAGAAGGACTGGGCGCTAGACCCTACATATGGGGGAAAACTCTCCGAGAATGTTACTCAGGCAGTGGCGCGAGACGTTTTGGCGAACGCCCTGTGTACACTGGAACTGTACGGCGCTGAGCCTGTCGCACACGTCCATGACGAGGTGCTGTGTCAGAGTGGAATAGACGTCGATCGAATGAAGAATCTTATGGGCGTTACGGGGGGAGACTTTTCCCCGTCATGGGCCGAAGGACTACCGCTTGCTGCCGAAGGCTATTACTGCAAGCGTTATCGGAAGGAATAACAATGAAACTACCCGTAAATCCTGAGGTGGTTCAGGTTTGCATCAAGTTTTACGCATACCTCAAGAAGGTGCAGGTAGAGGCGTTGAAGGTCTTGATTCGCTTCAAGAAGGAAGTCAAAGAGTACGTCCGTCTTATCGCTCCGTGGTTGGCGCGTCCCGTCCAGGAAAGTCTTCGGCTACCTCTTATTAAAACCCCTGAGGACAGGTGGAAAGAGGCGGTGAAGATATGGCCGTGGCAGCTGGTGTTCTTAGAGCAGTTTTTATCCGGCGCTCCCCGTCTCAACCCAATCTCCCCTGCACTGAAACGAGAGGCCCCGCTATACACGTCTTTCGGAACTCCGGTTATTTATGGGGCGACAATGCGCGCACATGGCGGAAGCATCCAGGGAGCGAGTGCGACGATATGGAGCTAAGGAAGATTCAGCAAGGTATTGTAGATTTTCTGGCGCGCATACCTATCACTCTCAAGTACGACGAGCCGAGGGCGAAGCTTCACGCAGCAATGTTCCACACGCGCACGCGCCCCGAGGATATAACTCCTGAATGGTGGGAGAAGAAACAGGCCGAGGTGCAGCAGCTCCTCGAAGACATCGAAGAAAGGCACAAGGCATTCCTATGACACACGAAGCGGCAGAAAACGCAGAACGGTACGCGCCGATCCACGGCGTTGAGCTAGACGAGAGCATCCACAGCTTCCACATGTGGGTCGGGTGCGCGCTGAAATACGCCTGGAGGTTCCCCCGCAAGGGTGGCATCAACGACTTGCGTAAGATGCTGGACTGCATGGGACGTTCGTACAAGACGGTGGGAGACATCCCGCTAGTGCGAAAGTCTATGGGGCAGCTCGGGCCGTTCAAGCTGTTCGAGGCGCTGGTAGGCTCGCTTTCTGAGGTTGTACCACCCTGCAACAACGCGAAGCAGCTAGTCACCAACTGCCAGACGCCCGCCGGGTTCTCGGCAGGGCTGCACGCAGCGGTGCTGATAAACATCCTGACCTTCGCGTGTGCGCACATATCCGCGACAACCCGTCATCCAGGCGACTCAATAGACATGGACGACCTGCGGGCTATGAAGCGGACCATACGGGAGATTGACTCCATTATCAAAGAGCTGGAGAAGCGCGACGCTGAACCTGTGTTCCTGGACATTCGCGGCCAATCCCGGCGGGTACAAACGCTGGATGATGTTTGACTCGCCGACCACGCCCACCTGCTATAGGAAAACCCCCGGCGAGAGGTGGGCACCGGGGGTAGCCGTGGCAAGACGACATATCTATTATAAAGAGCAAACCCCCGTCAAGATGAGTGAGTCTTGACGGGGGTTTGTCGTCCCTCAGTATTCCTGGACGGGACTTAGTATATCACTTACCCAAACAGCGAGAAGAGCCACGCTGCGATCTGGTAGAAGTGAGGGCCGTAGATGTTCATTATATCTCCTTACTGTACGTTCTCGCGGGGGAACTCATACTTGGTGTAGTCTGCATGGTTTGCAGGGAGTTCCTGGGAAACCTCCGGCTTCGGGGCCTCGGGGGAGACCTCAGGGAGGATGCTGCCCAGGGCCTCTGCCAGGGAGAACTTCTCCCCACGTGCCAGGTAGCCGCCAAGGATGGTGCCAAGGGTAGAAATCAGAACCAGAATTGCGTTCGATACCTCGGCAGGAAGCTCAATACCTGCACGGGTGAAGAGGAAACCAATAATGGTGCCGAGGCTACCTGCAACGGCAGTGCCTACGCCCGCGCCAGTGGTTACCGGGCCAATCTTACGTTTGTTATCCATGAGAAATATCCTAAGCGGTAGTAATCTTATCGAGCAACTGCTGCAGCAAGTTATTAGTCTTGCGAATTTCGTCCAGGGTCACACGCAAGTATGCGTGAATCTCGCCCTCGAACTTCACGTTCGCCTGGCCGGGGGTTAGTGCATCAGCAATGCGCTGAGCCTGTAGGCTGGCGTTCATCAGGGCGGTGTGGTTAATGCCGGGGTGGCGCACACCTTCCTTGCCCGGCAGCCAAGTATCCCGCAGGTCGCTTATCGCGTCGGCCACAATAGTTCCTTCCTTGTTGTTCTCAACAATTTTCTGCGCGACGGTGGTAACCATCGTCTTCTTTCCACGCTTCGCCTCATAGTACTGCATGGCGCGGGCCGTGACGGCGGTCTTGCTCCATCGTCCGGGGCACGCAGTACTAAACCAGTCGCGGTGCTCGGTCACCTGGATAATGCGATCGTGCATAATCCAAATGTCCGCCACACGCTCGGCCACCGTCTCGAAGTCCTCACGCGACATGCGCGGGTTGCATTCGAGGGTAACGCTCTGAGCATTGCCCTGAGCGTTGCCGTTGGCCCATGCAGCGTTCATGTGGTCCACAATGCACCAGACCTCGCCCGCCGAGATAACCTCATGCGCGCTGGTCGGAGCACCGCCGCCGCAGAACCAGTTCACAATACCGGCTGCGGTCTGGTAACGGTTCTGCTCAGGGTCACCCCAGTGATGCAGTGTGATATTGGTGATTATGCGCTGGAATCCAAAGACCCTCAGTACATCGGCGTTAGGCGTGAAATTAGTTGCGTCTTTGTGTGTGTAGTACTTATACGCCACGTACGCTCCTTACTTATCCCTTGAAATTATAACGTTGTCCAAACGCTCGCGCTCATGTCGAACCTCGCCGCGTATCCCTCCAATGTCACGGCGGAACTCTTCATGCTCACGGAACGTCCGATCGAAGGATTCTTTCATTTCCACCTGCCGCTCACCTTGAACCGCCTGTTCCTTTTGCAGCAGGTCCAGGCGGTCCCGAATCTCCGAGATAGCGGCGGTGATATTGTCCACGTCATCTCGTAGATTCGAGGCGTGGTCATTCTTAACTTGGTGCTTCGCCTCTTTCGCATCGTGCCCGATAATCGTCAGCTTGTCTTTGACGCTCTTCAAATCCGAAGAGAAGCTGGACGTGATGCGCGCGACGACTGCAATCGTTATGAAGACCCCGACGAGGATAGTTATCCACCAATCGACATGCGGGTTGCCTGTCTTAGGGAACTCCATATTTCCTCTTTATACTTAGCGAATATATGCAAACTTATTATAATTTGCCGTCTTTCACGTAAGGGTCGTAAGAGCCACGCCGGACGTAGAAGTCAATATCCGGCCTACGCCAATCCATAGGGAACCATTCGGTCTTATCCCACGGGAAGTCGCTAATGTCGAAAGCCTTGTGCGGCTCGCCTTTGTTGAGAACCTTAGCCAGTTCCCCTTCATGAGTCCACGGGTCTACCGTTGTTCCGTGGGCCAGCATGTCCGCCACGCCGGTGTGCCCGTTGAACGCATGGCACCATGCGTTCGTGTCCGTGCCGACCAATCCGTACTTTTGCGCCGCCACGATAATCATGCGGGTGAGAGGGTTGTACGGAGCCTTGGTGCGGGGGTTGTAGTTCGGGTCTACGTCCGCGCGTACCCGGCCCCATTGGCCGTGTTTCGGCGAGTTCGGCCAGTGCTCCGGCGGGGCCTTCGCATCTGAACCGGCTGCGGGCCAGGACGGGGTAGCGTGCTTGGCTATGATTTTCCCCTCAGCGTTGCGGGTCACAGACTCACAGGCCACTGCTCCGAACGTGAAGGCCAGAGCGTGTTCAATAACACCCCGACGAATTTCGTCCGGGTGGATGAAGCCGAGCGAGTTGTGCATACAGGCAATTGCTGACTGGCCGGTTTGGGTCTGTGTCGCAAAGTTCGTAGACGATATGTCCCGTCCAGGTGGGTTGGTGCTCCACCCTCCGACAGAAGCAGTGTAGTACGGCTCGCCGTTCGGGCCGGTCTTGCCGGGGATGGGGCCTTCGGCGTTGAAATACTCGCGCCACACGCCGGTGCCGATGTCGTACAGGGCCATGCCTTTATCACCCTTGGGTGCAGGTAGCGCACCTTTAGGCAGGGGGATGCGCCCGCCCAGTATTTTCTTAGCGTTCACTTGGGAGCGTATGCCCTCTGGAGTCGGAGTCCTATCCCAAGAAATAGTAGACATGCCGTCGCGTGAGCACTCCATCCACGCATACTCAACGTCAGGGTGGGTAGAGTCTACGACATATGCAGCGATAGGTTCAGTGCCGAACTTGGAGGTGTTGAAGCTGGTCTTGGAGCCGAACGCGCCGCTGCCGATACCGTCCTGCCACCGGGCACCGAACGGGTCGGGGGTGTTGTCCCACATCCATTGCGCTTTCTGGGCGCTGCGGGGGTCTAGTGGCAGGTTCGGGTCGTCCACTCGCTGAGTCCAGATGGTGTTCTGTAGGATAGAACGGTCAGGGTGAAACGCATCGACAACCAGCGCGGGCTGGGCGGGGGCTGCTGCCTTCTCCCACTGCCCGTTCTTGTACGTCTTCGGGCGGAGGGCTTGAACCTTACCGTCTTTGACGAGTTTACTAGGCATTGTTCACCCCTTCGTCGCGGCGTTTGTAGATGCGAAGACCTGCGCATTCGTTCTCATTTAGTCGCATGGCAATAAGACCCTGCGACAACGACCCGTCCACGTGGGAGAAATCCTGCGTCGCGCTCCAGCCGTTCGGAGCGGTGATGGTGTAAATGTCGTTCACGAACTCTAGCTTCCAGGTACCCGCACGGTCCTTGAACGGGACATCCCGAGATTCTTTCGTGCCGTCCTTGCCAGAGAGCGAGACAAGATAAGGGCCAATGTCCGCCATGTACATTTTCCGGCTATCCATGTGCCCGATCCAGAACAGTACAATCTTCCGCAGATTCTCCGGGGCGGGAACCAGGTCGAACTCAATCGTCAGGTTCCGGGTGAACGGATAGAAAAGAGTAATGGACTCAGTGTGCTGCTCCTTGAGCGTGCCGTGGTCTGAGGCAACCCAAGACGCGTGCGTATACTCCGTCTCGTGGCGGTACTTCGTCCACCCCGCGCCCAACTGATAGAACGTTGCCGTGCCGTACCCGCCGAAGCCATTGTTCATCTGAACGCCAGCGCGTTTAGCACCTGCACCGAAACCTTTAGAATCCGTGCCGGTAGACCCCTCAATGGGAGGGGTCAGCTCTTGCCCGGCAGGACGCAGGGAAGGCTTCTCTGATACCCACAGCTCGCGGCCCTGAACAGAGGAAATGGTACGAATCCATTCGTACTTGCCAGTGGTGACATAGCCTGGCTTAGCTTCGGCGCGTACACGGAAATGCGTAAACCCTTCGCCGGGTACGACGTGGATGCCCGGCTCAACCTTATCGCCGTTGAGGTAGTACTGCACCCCGACCTGGTTATCGGGAATGGCCACCTTGCGGTGCGCCAGATTGAAGGCCGGAATCTGCGGCACAACGGGGATAAGGTCTTGCGGTACGCCCTGCACCCACACAACGGGGAGACCGTCTACTGTCGGCTCTTGCGGAGCCGTGTCTCCGTAGTGCAGGTAGTATCCACGCTTCTTAGCTTCATCTGCTGCCAGTGCTGGCGGCTTAGTCTCGCCGGGTTTAGCTGCCACTAACCACACCGGGCCTAAGGTAATGTCAGTCATTTAAGCTTCCTTAGCTTGTAGTTTCTTCAACACCGCTTCGACTGCGGCGAGGCGATTCTCCAGCGGGAGAATGCCGTTCGTCCAGGAACGAACCTTCGTCTCGACAAACGCTGACGGCGCTTTATCGTAAGGGTTCCCCTCTGGCGAATCTTCCGACCCTGCCCCTATATTGAACACCCGATCGGTCACGTAGGCGTGCCCAATGTTCAGGGAGTCCAGCTTGTCGAACACCTTTTCTATATTCTCTTCGGTCACGCCGTGGATGATGTGCCAGAAACGCCAGGACGGGAAGTCCTTGTAGTGGTCGGGGTGAATGTTCTGCGTTGCAGGGTCCAAGTACCGCTCCGCGCTAGACTCCCAGGTGCATACAATATCGCACGCATCCATCATTTCCTTGCGTGTGTTCGAGCCTGGGTTGATGATAATAGGCACGTCGTTACCGACAATTTTCTTTATCTTGCGATAAAGCTGTTGATAAAACGGGATGATTTTCTGCTGCTGTTCGTCCCAGCCGTTCACAACCTCGTCCAGGAAGATAGCCCCGCGACCTTTCGAGAACACCTCGGGGTAGTCTTGGTACACGGCGGTCACCGAGTCTAAGATGAACTGCTCTGTGAACCGGGTAACCGCTTCCGTCGGTACTCCGAGCATGTTCTTTACACGCTCCCGGTAAGACTCGTCAGCTTCCGGCGCATTAGCCCCGTACCGAGTCTTGATATAGAACGCGATTCGTTTAGCACCGGCGGCCATTGCCAGGTTCGCTTGGGTAGCGAAGTCTGTATCAGGCCGCTTGACAAGCCACTCGCCGGAAGCGCGGTTGAGGATAACAACCCCCAGGGAGTTTCCGAACTTGAGAAACTTACTCCATTGGGAGTTGTCGCCGTTGTAGTAGTCCGGCCAGGTGTACGTGATAGGGCTGTAGTACCGCTTGCCGTTCACAAACCCGAAGTCGGGCTGCCGCGTTTCAATACGTGCGGCCCGCTCTTCAACCGCTTCATTCACTGTATTACGGAACGTCTCGGCGTACCCTTCAACGACGCGCTGGACGGCCTCACGCCCTCCGCCGAAGAGGTCACCGCCTTTATTTATTGCCGAGGTTTTCAAATCAACCATAAGGAACCTACTTCAAGTGGTCGGGAGTGGCGAACTCAATCGGCGTGCCGGGGAGTTCGAGCGGGAACGGATCGACAGTGTCGTACTCTAGCGTTACCGAAGCGCCCAGGTCAGCGCTGACGAGCAAGCCGGTGAACCGCGCATCCCCAGGGTCTACACCCCACCCGAGCCACCGCCCTACGTTGGGTGCCCCGCGTGCCGAAGAAATGGCAGTTGCTCCCCACATCATACGCTTGCCGTTAAGGTCTATCTTCGGGAAGCATGGGGAGAATCCGGGCAGCTTCTTCATGAGGGTGTACTGCGTACCTGGTTTGACAGTGCCAAGACCTGGACCACCGGCGAATAGAGGCGAGTAACGGAGAGTGCATCGGGTACCGACACGGCGGGCGCAGAGCAAGCCGGGTTGGGTCTTGAGAGTTTCAAATTCCGGGGCGGTAATCAGACTGGTAATATCCCGCCACCCTGTATCCTGCACTACTCCGTACCCGTTATCTGCAAGAATGCTCTTGATAGCTTCCAGCGCCGCGCCGGTGAACTTCGAGTTCTTGATGCTTGGAACGATACTTTCTTTAGCCATTGAAGAAACCTACCAAATCGGTAATTACTTTTACGTTGGAACGTCCGCCCATTCCCCAGACCAGCACGTCCCGAGAACCAGCGTTCATGTAGATGGACATGCCCTCTACCACGGACTTCACGGTACGAATGGGAGTGGGTGCACTTGCGGGCAGGGAGAACAAGATACCGCCGTCTACGAAAGGCTCCTCTAGCAGCGCCTCAATGTGAATCTGGCCGTTGCAGTAGAGCGGGTTGTACATGAGGTAGTTCCGCTCGCCGGGAGAGTCGCCATACGGCTTTACTCCGGTCTTCGGCTGCAGGTCTACAACCTGCGGCGTGTAGGTGTAGGTCGTTACCCGGTACGGGCCGACCTGGATGTACACGCCGGGACCCTGCGGGTCTTTCACCCGGACGGGGACGGACAGGCCAGTCGCCTCAGCGGGTACAGACACGTCCATCGAGACGCAGCCCTGGAGGGTGAGGCCCTTGAACCACGATTCAATGTAGAAGCTCCATCGTGCCCCGCCGGAGCCTTTACGCGCGCTGCGCGAGGTGCAGCCCAGCAGTACCGTGCCCTCAGCACCCGTGTTGCAGACGTAGAAGTCAGCAGCGGAATTGCTCCCAGCTTCGCCCTTGGCCGTGTCTCCATAGCTGGAAGACTCGCCCCGGCACCCGTCCAGCAGGTTATCGCCATAGGCGACAATCCAGCCGTGGCCGCCGTTCTCTTGTGCTTCACACGCCGAGAAGGTGCACTTGGTTGCCTTGATGAACCAGCCAGCGCCGCCTTTCTGACCTGCACGGTTAGCCGACTGAGGGGAACCGGCGCGAACATCTACCCCGCGCCCGCCTGACGGTTGGGCGTAGAGCTGCGCGAAGGTCGCATTGCCAGCGGTGTACCAAGACGTTGAACCTACGAACTTGGTCTGGGACGTGTACACCTCGATACCGGCGTAGCCGTCCATGCTCTTGTTACTGCCGCCAATATCGGCACCGTAGAACTTGTTATCTGCTGCGCCGCCGGTACCCTCCGGGTGACCGTCCGGCTTACCGACAACTAGCCCGGCTTGCCCGGCGTTGCGCACTTTGAGCGAGAAGACCTTCATCGCCTGGTCGTCCGTGCCGAGGAAAGCCGCTCCAGTCTCCATACCCCAAATTTCAAGGAAGTTGCACGAAGGAACCGCGTCAGGGTCGGCAGGGCCGGAGCCAAGGTCAGTATTGAACAGCACACCGCACAAGTTCGAGATGAAATTCTGGTGTTGGTACCCAGCACGCCGAGCCTTGATCCACAGGTTGTTCACGCCGAAACGTAGCAGCGAGGGGTCTTGCGCTCGGTTGTTCCAGGTTCCGGTACGGAACACACCTGTTTTCTGGTTAATCGCCTTGGAAGTCGTCGCCACAATCTGAGTGCCGGAACCTTCGCCGTACACGAAGACCATGCCCTTGAGTTCAATGAAGGGGAAGCTCACCAAGTACACGCCAGCGGGGATGAACACTGCGCCGCCGCCGAGGTTGTTCACGTCGAGGATAGCGCGCTGGATAGCGTCGGTAGAGTCAAGCTGGCCGGTCGGGTCGGCGTTGTACGGCTCCTGCAGCACGTTCACGGAGCGCGCCGAGGTGTGGAATGCGGACTGCCTCGGCAGCTTGGCGAGGGCTTCGTCAATCAGAGACTTTGCCTTAGCTTCGTCCACGCCGGAGGGCTGCGGCATGAGGCGCTGCACCTCGGAGGTGACGAAGGCCCGAACCGCGTCCATGTCCGCGTCCTTGCCGGGGGCACCTGGGGTACCTGGTTCGCCGCGTTCGCCGCGAGGCCCTGCAACGCCGCTCTTTTTCAGCTCCTCAAGAGCATCTGCAATAAGCTGCTTGGCACGCTCCTCGCTCGTTCCGGGGGCAGGGAGACGACCTACAGCCTGGTTGATAAGCTCAGTCACCCGCTGCTCAGTGATGCCGGGTGCAGGGGTCGGCAGGGCGTTGATAGCCGTCTGCACCAGCTCGTTTACCCGATTCTCCGTCAGGAAGGACGAGGGCAGGTTGAGCGCCTGAATGGCGTTGCGCACAATCTCCTCCGCCTTCTCCTGCGAGATGCCCGGCTGGGAGGGGGTTGGCAGCTTCGCCAGCTCTTGCTGAATGTAAGACTCTAGCCGGGGCTGGACGGAAGCCCACACCGCAGAGTCGCCCGTGCCGGAGAGCTTTCCCTTCGTGAGGGAAAGGGTAGTTGCCTGGGCCATGTTTACTCCTCAGGGGTAGATATGGTTATCGTTCCGTCGTTGTTATCGGTAACCGTGACGCGAGGCACCTTAGCAATCTCGGCGGTCACAATCTCACGTACCTTTTCCTCTGGGGTGCCCGGCTGAATCTGGGCAAGGGCGGACTGGATAGCCGTCTGAACCCGAGACTCGGTAACTCCGGCGGGTAGGTTGGCGATAGCTGCCTGAACGATCTGGCGCGCCTGTTCCTCGCTAACGCCGGGTGCAGGGGTCGGAGGTAGCTTCTGAATGGCCTGGTCTACAATCTGCTGCACCTGAGTTGCGTTCAGACCCGCATCGGGGGACGGGACCTTAGCAATCTCGCCCTTCACAATCTCAGTAACGCGGTCCTCCGTCACGCCGGGAGCTGGTTTAGGCTGCGCTTCGACAATCCGCTGGGCCGTCTGCTGAGCAATCTGCTCGGCACGGGATTCACTAATTCCAGGGGTGATGGGGGGAATGGAAGCCACCGCTTTCTGCGCGGCAGCTGCAGCAATAGTTTCTGCTTCGGTGCGAGTCACGCCGGGGGTGGTCGGGGGGATAGCCCGCACTGCGGCTTTGGCGGCAGCGTCGGCAATCTGCTGCACATCCTCGCGCGAGAGACCACCGCCGGGCGCGGCTGGGTTCTTCTTGAGTTCTTCCTGGATGAGGGCCTTGACCTCAGGCTCGGAGAGTCCCCCGGTTCCTGGTGCGGGGGGTTGGCGAGCGTACAGTTTATCCTGGTCCGACATAAGGACTCCTTATACAAAAATAGGCTAGAGGATTCTCTCTAGCCTATTTTACTGAATCGCCTATTTATCTACGCGAACGACTTTCCCACTCGTCTTGTCTGTGAGGAAGACAATATACACGCCGCCCGCCTCAACCGCAGTACCGAGAATCTGGCCGGAAGCAGTGGCGTTCACTACCCACACCCACGGACGGTAGGTGGGGGCTGTTAGCTTCGAGTCGATCAACGTGCCGGAGAACACCACCCACTGATTCTCCGGCTTGTACAGCGTCGCGGTTCGCTCATTGATGTAATCGGTCACTGCGTCTCGCGCCGTCTCAACGAGAGACTGTGCGTGTGCGCGCAGCTCGGTACGCTGGACGGGCACGCCACGCTCCAGCTGAGTCAAGCGCGACTCTACCTGGTTACGCAACGCACCCACGGCACGCAACGCTTCGTTCTTGGCGCTGGTTATGGCGCTCGTCAGAGACGAATTGAGCGCGCTAATTTTCTGGTCGGTCGCGGCGGTAGCGTCCTTCACTTTCGCTATTGTCTGGTCTACCGCCTGTCCCCACAGCAGGGACAGGGCAGACTCTACCGAGTTCGCCTGTTTGAAGGCTTGCGTGCGGCCTTTAGCTATGTCGGTCAGTTCGTCGTAGTAGATTTTCCATGCGCGGGTAGTACCCATGAATGCTCCTAAAGTGTTGGGTTGGCCTCGGCCCGTGTCCAGGTAACGCCCTGACGTTGGCGAGTCTCTTCCTCTTGCTGCCAGGTCTTCTTGCCGGAGGTGTTGTCGGACTCCAGCTCACCCCACGTCTTGTTCACCTTCACGTAGTCATAAATCCACAACGTAAGGTTGGTGGTGTTGCTCGCCGGGGAGTGTGTGAACGCCACGATAACGCCATTGAGGATAGTGCCGAAGGCATTAGAACTTCCGTTCGGGTTCATGCCCTGCACCTGCACCACGGAGCCGAGGACGTACTTCGTATCGTACTCAACCTCAATATCCCCGAAGCTGGGGTTCGGGTCGAACACACGCTTTGCTATCTCCTTGGATATACTCTCAGCCGTGCTTGGCGAACTAATCCACTTCGAACCGTCTATCTGCAACTCTGGGGCGTGTGCGCTACCGCCGTGAGTAACAACCGTCGCGTCGGTACGCTTCATGATACCGCGCGCCCGCACGACGGGGAGGTCTTGGGTCCACCTGTTCGGAGCGTTCATCGTCCATGCAATGTCATGGTACATCTCGTCCTTTTTGCGGAAATCGACATGGGACGAGGAGAGTTGTATCTCTTCCTTCAACGTGTCAGTAACAACCCCGTCGGTTCCGGCATACGTCGGCCCGCGCCAATCCTTGTATTTCGTTGTCAATTTAAGGGTGTACGGGTTCAGGCGGTTTACTTCTGTCACCACGTCTGCCGCGTGCAGCACGTCGAGGGTCGTAGGGCCGTTCTGGTAGAAAGGCTTATGGTCGTTACGGGTTCGCAGCAGGATATACGAACCGCCCATGAACGACCCGTTGCGGTCGCCCAGCCATGAGTACCCGTGGGTGGACTGGTCTTCCAGTGTGTCGTCCACGTCGAACCATTCGGTATGGTCGTCCGGGGCAACGAATACTTCTTTCGTCTCGGTCTTATTCATGGTCCCGCCGCCTATGTACACGTCCAGCTGCGTTTTCCACGTCTGTGTATACGCAACCTCAGAGTATGTGAACTTGATACTTGAGACTGACTTCGTAAGCTCGGTAGAGATAGAGTAGTTCCCCACATCCCCTGGACGGATACGCCCGGCCCAACCTATGCCGGTCTTCGCCGCCACGCTACTATCCAGATCGCCGTTCTGTGGAAGGTCGGCAGAGGCCATGACGATAGCCTGTCCTGACGGGGTGATGTGCCACGAATACCCGAGAGCGTCACACATCTCGTTCAACAACTCACCGGCGGACTTATCGCGTAGCGACGCCAGCGAGCTCACCCACGTGTACGGGTTCTTGCTAGAGAAGTAAACCCTTCCCGTCGGGTAGTACAGGTGGTAGTCCTTGATATGCTCCAGGAACAAAGCACGCGCTTCCGCGTTGTTCGGGATGCCGCTCACCTGAAACCCTGCGAAGCCCCAGCTATTGACCTTTTGGTAGTCCTTGAACCACAGGCTGAGGTAGGAAATGAGCGGGTCGGACTGAGAGTTTAGCTCCCCCGGCATGTCGTACACGCCGGAGTGAAGCTTACCAATATTCACGTACAGCTTCCGCCCGTCGGTTCGCATCGTGACAATAGTCTCGTCAATCAGATGGGCTTTGCTGGAAAGGTCCACCGTCATGAGGCGCTGCTCAGAGTCATGCGCCTTGCCCGGCATATGGTCTGCGTAGGTTACGTAGTCAATGGAGAATTGCTCCTGGCCGGTGAAGACGACGTGCAAACCGTGGCCTTTAGTGGTTGTGAAACGCATCTGGTATGCGGCCTCAGGGTTACGCTGCGTCCCAAGACGGGTCATCATGAACGACATGAACAAATCGGTACGTGCGTAAGCCCCGCGAGCGTACTGCCTGTCGTCCAGCTGGGTACGACCGATCGTCACAAACCCGTTCGTCAGGTAACATATCCCGTACTTAGTGGACATGGACGGCTGCCCGTGTTGGTCGGTGGACCGTGAACGAAGGACGGTCCCTGAGAAGCCAATCGACGATATAGCTTGAGAATCTTTAGGCTTGAGCCAGCCGATATTCTTCGCCAAGTCTTCCGTGGTGCACCCAATCAACCGTGCCGTATATGCCGGATCGTCAATGTAGTACGGGTTATCCCATTGGTTCGTCCATGTGGTCCACTGCAACGGCAGGTCAATTTGGCACGTCGGCAGTGACGGCGGGACGGGTGAGTACCCCCCGGCTCGGAGGGCACAGAAAAAATGATAGAGGTAACTGGGGGTTACGTAGCGGCGCTCAAGTTCTTCTCCGAAGAACTGGTACTGCTTATCCCCTAACCACCCGTAGTAACGGTTCATCTTCTCTACGAGGGGGTCCACGTGGATATGGCGGGTGAAGCCGTCCACTCGCTGAACGAGCGAGATGCTAATGCCTTTGCTGGTGAACTTGATATTGTCCACCAGCAGCTTCATCTTGATACGCCCGCCGGGGTCGGACGGGCCACGGTACTTGTGAAGCTCCAGCTGCACCTCATCCCCGTTGTGCGGGTAGGTGCCGTTGTACGGGGAGAAACCGCGAGGGTCGGAGGGGTCAATCAGAATATCTGCCGTCGCAGACAGAGGCTCCCACGAGCCGGGGGAGACTTTCGAGTGGGTGCCATAAAACCCGTGCTTGACCTGCACGTTAGCGACGGGAAGCTCCTTACCCTTCCACAGCAAGCGCTCCCACGATTTAGCTTTGATAATATTCGCCATTTATCCAACTTCCTTGAGGGAGAACGACACGCTGCAGAGCGGGTTTGCCCCACGGGGCTTTTCCGACCGTTGGAAACCGCTCATACGTACCCACCCTCCCATTCGCTCGGCAATCGGGGGTAAGTGCGTCCCGTACCACACCTGCGTCGGGGCGAACGAGCGCACGTCGGTAGAATACCAGTCGCGCAGGGCGGCGATACCTTTATCTCGGGGGATAACGAACGGGTCTGAAACCCCCTCAGTGAGGGCGTTCCCGCCGGAGATGGTGGGGGACTTCCACACTTCGTTCCCGTTCCCGTCAAGACCCACAATGGCGGCCTGGCCACCCTCAATCCACCCACGGAAACGCATCGTCGCTCCCAGGACGGCGAAGAACTCCGGCCCGTAGATCATCTTAGGGTCGTAACGGGTGAAGGTGCGCAGAGAGGTTGGCCCCCACGCACGCATACCCGACTCTTGGAAGTCTTCGTAATTGACCGCCAGCGGCGCGTTCTTGGCGGCTGAGCCTACGAACACGTCGTTCATTTCCCCGTAGGGCGGGGCCACGTTGTTTCGGCGCGCGAAAGCAGAGGTGAAGTAGAACGGGTGTTCCTGATTCACAACGAGGTTCTGCGGAATGACCGCGTAATCCCACGGCAGCTCGAACGAGACCGACCAGGTACGGGGGGCACGTCCTCGCAACGCGAGAGTGCGCACCCCACGGTCGGAGACAAACTCCGCAAACGGCTCTTTATCGTAGCTCATTTGCACCTCGCCGGAGAACGCGATCGGGAACACTGAGTTCATGTCCGACTGCAGAAAGGCTGCGTCATATGGCAGCCCGTCCACGTCGAATTTAGGCAGTGGTTTAGCGTCCACTAAAAGCTCCTTCGTGTCTCGCGCGCCCCTGTCTCATTCATCCACATAACGGCTGTATTGGTGCGCGGGTCCAGCTTCAATTCTACCCCGCTGCGCAGAGCGTCCACTACCGCCTCGCCAAGGTTGTTCGCCAGCTCAATCTTCCCGTCAGCCAAGCTAACTTCGGTGCGCTGCTGCACCACGGCGGAAGTGTCGTACCCGCCGGAGAGGTGCACGTTATCGAAAGCGTCCTTAGCCTTGCTCAGCGAGCGAGCAGCCGTCTCGGTCACACGCGCTTCTTCGGACGCCATGCCCGCCGCAAAGTCGCGCATCAGAGCCTTGCCGGAGTGGGTGGTGTATCCCGACCCGGAGAACGGTCCCCACTTCGCGGGAGAGTGGGGGAACAGGCCGCGCAGACGGCTCAGTTTGCCCGCTACCTTATTAAGGCCGCCGTTGAACGCGGACAAGATACCGTTGAAGAATCCGTTGATAAGCGCCCGTCCGGCAGCCTGGAGGTTGAAGTTCCTCATGGAGCTTACCATGTTGTTGAGGTTGTTAGTAGCAGCGCCCGGAAGCTCGCCCATCCACTTAATAATGGCCTCGACCATTTGCTTGAAGGCTTGCTTGGCGAAGTTCTTAAACTCCTCAATTTTTTCTCGGGGCTGGCCGGTCAGGCGTCCGAACGCTTCGACGCCTGACTCAATCATTTTGTCGAGAATATCCGTCAAGAATTTCGCCATGCGGGGCCACAGCTCATTCCACCAGCGCTCCCACCGCTGACCTATCTTCCGAACCTCGTCAAAAGCACCTTGGGTATCCCCGGTTACCAGTTTGAAAGTTGATTTAATACCTTGCCCGAACGTATAAATAACGTTCCCGATAGCCCCAAAAACCAACTCGAAGGCAAGCCCCAAACCGCGAATAGCTTCACCGATAACGGGACCGAAGACCGCAGAGATGAACTCCACCACTGGCTTGAGCACTGTCAAAACGCCATTGACGACGGCGATAACAATCTCAAACCACGGCTGCAGAGAATCAGCAATGGATTTGAAGGCATTGCCGACAGACTTCCCGAAGTCTTCCAGGGCGGGGCGGAGGTCGTTGTTGAACGTATCAACAATGGGACGGGCTATTTCGTCAAGCTTCGAGAGCATATCCTCAATGCCCCTACGGAACTCCTCGGACGTGTTGTACACGTACACGAAAGCTCCCGCGATAGCGAGGATAGCCGCAATGACTATAGCGATAGGACCTGCTGCAGCACCGGCTGCCGAAGCAGCACCGGCGAGTGCACCCTCAGCGCCGAATGCCGCAATGACTGCGCCCGCGCCCTCGAACAGTCCGACGAGGCCGCCGACGAAACCTCCGATCGACGTAATGACAGGGCCGATAACAGCGATAACGGCTGCGATAGCACCGGCGATAACCAGGATAGAAGACGCCAGCTCAGGGTTCTCCTGCACCCACTGAGAGAACTGCTCTACCAGCGGGCCGACATTTTCATGCAGCCAGGTAATCGCGTCCCTGAACCAGGTGCCCAAGACGGGGATTACCGCCTCTGCGGCCTTGCCCAGGTTCTCGAACATGGGCGCAAGTACCTCAAGTGCGGTGCCGAACAGCGGGAGGATAGTCTCGCCGAGCACGCCAATGACCTTGCCAAGTGCGCCAATAATCACACCGAGCGGGGCGGAGTGCTTCGACAACTCCTCCATGCCCTTCGACACACCCTCAACGGCTTTCTGAATCCCAGCCTGTGCGTCAAGGGACGATACAGCTTCGGTAATGAGCTTGACCCACGAGTTGATAATCTCGGAGATACCCTTCATGACGACGGTAATCGTCTCCGCCGTGTTGTACAGGGCCTTGCCGATATAGTCGAACGACGGGCCGAGGGCGAGCAGCGCCTCATTGGCCCCTCGGAAGAGGGTAGTCATCGTCCACTGGGACTCAAAGGTTGCCAACCCGTTACGCATACGCTCCAGCATGTCAGCGAACGTCGTGACGGTGGCCGAGCCAGCCTCAGTTGCGGCCTTCGCAATCTCCGCGAGGATACCCCACGCTGCAACACCAGCACGCCAGAACTCTTTGAGCGCGAAAATGCCACGGTCGATAGCTCCGGCCACGTCGGCTTTCTGCGTCCAGTCGTTGAACCGATTCGCCATGTCCGTGAACCAGTCTCCGAAACGGGGGAAGAACTGCGCGCCAATGTCAATGAACCGCAGCAGCCCCTCAATGAACGGGTCCATACCTGCGCCCATGCGGTCAAGGCCCTCGGCCACCGCATTGAAGATGGAATCAAACCCGCCGGTAGCTAGGTACCGCTCGGCCGCAGTCGTCGCGTTGGCGAAGAACTGGCCCATGTGGGTACCAATACGCTGAATTGCCGCATCCCACTGCGGGTACAGGGTATCGACCAGGTGCCGGATAGGACCCTCGAACTTCTCCCAGAACCGATCGGACGCCCTATCCTGAGCTGCCTTGAGCCGGTCGTCCACATCCTTCATGCGGTCTTTCCACTGCTTCAAGGCGAAGCCGGTCGTCAGAGCCGCAATGCCTATACCTGTGAAGATACCAGGAAGCGCCAGGACGGAGGGGAAGATACCAAGCAACGACTGGCCGAGGGCGAACACGTGGCCGGTCAGCGAGGTAATGCCCGCTGTGACGGTGGAAATCACAGCCGCCAATTTGATGAGCTGCGTCAGGTTCTTATCCAGGTCTTTTACGAAGTCGGTGAAGTTCTTCGTGAACTCCCAGGTAGCGCGGGCACCGGAGAGCGCCGCGAGGACAGTCAAGACCTTCGCGGTGGCAGCCTTATCAATCTTGGGGATGATGAGCACGTGACGGGGGCGAGTCAGCTTCGCCAGCTTGTACCGGGCACGCCCCGTATCCGCGTCCGCATTGACGGTAGTCTCGCGGTCCTCTTCCAGGTCGTCCAGCTTTTGCTCGGCGCGCTGCGTGTCCACATCCACTTCCATACGAAGTGTGCGGGTAATCTCGCGGTTGCGTAGCCGGTCTAAGAGCTGGCGGGCGCGCTGCGTGTCTACCTCAGTGCGCAGTTGTATCCTGCCAGTGTCGCTGTTCTCAATCTCTTGTTTGAGGCGGCGCACTGAATCGCGCAGGTGCGACACGTCGAAGTCCGCTTTCAGCTTGTCCGCGACGGAGGTATCTGTGAGCTTGCGCCGAATCTCGGCCAGCTGGTCGTACTCGCGGCGCATCTGCTTGAGAGCGTCGGTCACCTTACGGGATTGGTTCTGGAACGCACGTGCGTGCTCGTCGTTACCCTCGGTCGCAGCGTCGAAGTACGCATGACTCAGCTCCCGACGCAGACGCTTCGCCTGGTCTATGTTCTCGCGCAGCTTGCGCAGAGCGTCGTCCTGAGAACGGTTCAGGCGAGAGAACGGCTCATCAGAGAAGTTCCCCTTGAACGCCTCGGCGGCAGCCTTGTTGAAGAGCTTCTGCTTACGTTCAGCGTACTCAAGCTGCTTGCCGATCCGCTCAGCCTGTTCAGCGAACTTACGGGCCATGAGAACACCGCCAGCGTTGCGGTGCTCATTGGCAAGCTTCTCTAGAAGGCGCTGCTGGCGGCGTAGCGCATCGTTCGCACGCTCCATCTCGGACTTGAAGCGCGTCATGCTCTTCGCGCCGTTGTCGAACTTCAAATCCTTCAAGGCGTTGGAGCGGCGGTTGAAGAGTTTCTGGGCACCCTCAATCTCGCCCAGCTTCTTCTTGAGGTTTTCGAGGGCCTTCACCTGGTCTTCGACATGCCGGGTGTTGGCGCGGTCCCACGAACGCGACGTGCGGTCTTGGGAGAGACGCCGGTTCAGGTTGAGCAACCTGCCGGTGAGGGAGTTCTGCCGCTCCAGCTCTTGATTCACGCGACGGACGCTCTCGGCCTCATGGTCGAAGTCGTCCCCACGCCCTCGGGGCGCGTGAGAGCGGGCAATCATGTTCTCGTAATCGCGGATAGCGTTACGCAGGGCCTCGCCCGTCTCGCGCTGCAGACGGTGAACGTCGTCAATGTTCTTATCTACCAGTTCATGAATACGTTCAGAAGTCCCCACCCACTCCTCACGGGCACGGGTCAGAAACTCCGGGTTGAACTTCATCGACTTGCCGTCGAACTTCAACGAATCGTTGAGCTGCTTAAACTGCTGGTCGAAGAGAGATTTGTCCACCTCAGGTTTAATCTTTACGGTGGGTTCGTCGTCATGGGTGGCGTGCTTGATACGCTCCTTGAGTTTCTTCGCATCGAGCACAGGCTCGACTTTTACCTCGGGAGCGTCAGATGCTTTCCGCAGCTCTTCTTTGAGCTTGTCAGTATCCGCCTTCACCTTGACGTGGGCGGTCGCATCCAGTCCGCGCAGCTGCGCCTTGACGCGGTTCAGGGCGGTGCGGTCCAACTCCGGCACCACCTGGATATGCATCAGGCGCTCGGCTTCCTCCTTCGCACGCCGAAGGGGGCGACGAAGCTTCTCGTTAAAGTCTGACGCATCGGGGACGACACGAACATAGACTTTACCGGCTTCAAAACCGAGCGCCATGATACACAACCTTTCAAAAACTTACCCTTGGAAATTGTACTCTTGCGGGTCATGACCCATCGCAAGTAGCATCTGTTCCATTTTATCGGCGAGAGAAAGCTCTGCGTCCGGCTTCTTCTCAAATGGTGAGGGGTAAGCCTTGAAATCTGGTACGTCCGAAGACTTCTTCGTATTAGCACTGAGGTACATCAGCGTGAAGCTCTGCAGCTGGTCGCTGATATTCTTCAAGACCATCTCTAGACGGTCGTAGCCGAACCATTCATCGGCTATCTTGCCTACGTTTCGGTGCCTGTACAGGCTCCGCTCCTCAAACCCCAGCCGCTCGACGAGGGCAATGATGAGGGTAGGCTCGCGGCGGCCATACTCCAGGTACGGGTCGATCCCGTACAGTGCTACGAAATCCGCCGCCGCGTCCGGGTGCTTCCTGAAAAATTCTAGGACGCCCCGCCTTTTCCCACTTCGGTGAGGTAGCGCAGAGCGAGGACCATAATGTCATTGGCGTTAGGCAGAACGTCGTACTCCTGCCATTCCTTGTATTTCTCAGGGTCTACGAACTTAGAGGTGAGGATGCGCACGGCGCGGGCAGACGTTTCAATGCCCAGCAGCGCGTATTCGTCGTCACCGTCTGCCTTCTCAAGCTCCATGTGCATCTTCTGCATGGCAGAGGCGGCAATGAAGAAATGCTCCGAACTCAGCTTCTCGATCGGAAGAAGGTACTGGTATCCGGGGAGTTCCTGGACGGGGGTCGAATCAAAGTCGTCGTCCGCCAACACGTCCACAGCGTTAGTGGGTGCAGTCTCCGCCTTAGCGGCCTTGGATTTAGATGCGGTTGCCACGGTATAAACCTCCATAAAAAGATGGACGGTAGCGTTTGCTACCGTCCATCATTATACCCGATTCAGGGGTTTGGTTTAGGGTACCGGGCCAGCGCCGGGACCTGCCGGGGCGCCGCCTGGGGTTGCTGCCTGACCCTTAGCCTCGGGGTGGATAAAGCCGATCGGGTGGTTGTACCCGGCCTTGGACTGCTCAGGCGAAGGTGCCAGAGCGGTACCCTTCATCTTGATACTGTAGAGCTGGCCGTCGGAAATCTCGCCGAAGCCGTCAGCGGAGAGCTTCGCACGCGGGATGAAGTAAGCGAACTGCTTACCACTACCGCCAGCGAGGATAATCACCGGAGCCTCGACGGTCACAATCTCGCTGCTAATCCACTGTAGCTTCTTAGCGGCGTCGTAGGTGTTGTTCACAGTGTCGCTGAGATTGCCACCGTAGGCAGCCTGTAGAGCTTCCTTCGTCAGGCCCACGACGGAGAAGCTAAAGCTGAGCACCTGAGCAGTGGTGGACACATCCACCGAGGAAAGCTCCCAGGTATCCAGGGTCTTAGTCTCGCCACCCTCAACCGAGAGCGCAGGAAGAGTTTCCTTCGAGGTCAGGCCGACGGGGGTCCAGTCAGTGCCGAAAGTGTCGGCGTCCTTGAGGTTGATTTTGCTAACGTCGGGAATAGCTGCGGTGAGCTTTTTACCGACCAGCACGGTACCGTAGTTCACAGGAACTACGGTAGTTGCGTCGTATTTGGCGTGAAGTCCAGCCATGTTACTAGCGCCTTTCTACGTAGATTCTTTAATCTTCTCCCCACGATTCGTAAAAAGACATGGTAACCATGCTGTCCACCTGAGCATCCATGACGCCTTTTACAGCCGTGAGCTTGAAGTTTTCGACAGGGAGTTGAATAACATCGAACGCTTTAATTTTAACGTTGTCCACTACGCGGGAAGCATCAGCTGCAGCGCGCAGTGTCTTGATCGCTTGACGGGAGACCGAGTACGCCTTATCGGAGTTCGGGGCTACAACGCGCAGCTGCACGTTGATTCGCACATCGTCCATAGTGTTTTCCCAGTCCACGCCCGTAACCGAGTTCCAGGTGATGTGGTGCTGCACCCACCAGTCGGGCATACTCACCAATACATCCTTGAACACACGCTTCGGGAGGGCTTCGGAGAGGACGGTCTGAATCCATTTCGACGGGTTCACGCACTACCCTTTCTTCCTGACGGACGCAGCCTGAGCCGCTGTACTGTGTCGCCCGCCGGAAGCACCTGTGGTATCCACATACGCGTTCGCGGTACGGTCGTCCCAGCCGGAGCGGCGAGGTGCAGGGACAGGGCGACGCCCGCCCGATATGGAAACCGCCTTTGCGGCAGCCCCTACCAGGAAGAAGTGCCCGCGCTGCAGCTCAGTAACCCGCTGCTCGCGCCCGTCTCGGAACTGCAACACGTTCTGAACAATACCGAGTTCGATAATGTGTGCCGCCGGGTCGTCGTTGAAAACGATACGGTCATACACCGGGTGCTGCGGGTCGCGCTGCCGTCCGGTGTACAGTTGCTTTGTCACACCGAAGTGGTCCACATACGAGTCCGTTGTGGACTTCCGGTACGGCATGGCGGAGCGCTTCGCGTCCTCTTCGATCTCGTGCGCCACGTGGTCGAGAGACCAGCCGTGGCGCGAAATCATAGAGGCTGCGTGCTGAGCGTTGTCCGAGTACAGCTCAATGCCGTTGATAGTCCTAGATTTTCCCATCTAAAAATTCCCTGTGTACGTCGTTCCCACGGGCTAGTGCCACCACCGTATGCTGAGTCCGAGGCGACATCCTGAAATCCACGTGACGGGCGTTCGCATAGAACACCTGCGCCGCCTCAGGGTTCTTACCCGCTGGCGTGTCTCGGTTCTGCGGGGCCAGGTATCGGTTGGGTCGCCACACGACGAGGGAGTTTAGCGGGTAGACCCAATCGCCCGCCCGGCATGAGAACCTGTAGGCATTGGAGACGGTCGTTCCGTAGTACTCCTCACGGACGGCGGCGGTTCGGTTCAGGTTATCATTCGCCAACGGCTGCATGTTCCCCTTCACCTCTACCGGATCGCCCCATGTCAGCACTTCGCCACCGTCTTCCCCCACCGTAGAAATGGCAGGGTAGACGGTGACGACGTGCTTAGGGTGAGTGAATAATGTCACCTCACCACCCCCGGCGAGGGGTAGGTACAGGACGTGCCCAGCCGTTCGAGACGGGGGCCAACATTCGCCTGTCAGTGCCGAGGGCGAGAGTCCCAATCTTAGCGCGCTTCTTGCACCCTAGATACTCAAGCTCGTTCGCCAAGAACCAGATGTTCGACGACACGGCGGTCAAGTCCTTCACGTAGTTGTACGCGGACTCTTCCTCCGACTTGAGGCCGGAACGGTCGTCTCGAAGGTAGCGAATGGCAGCGTCCAAGACCACAGTTTTGATGAGGTCTAGATAGTCCTCATCGACGGGAATAGCCCCGCTAAGCATTGCCTTCACCTTCGGGCACGCGCCCTTGAGGCGAACGAGGGCGTCTTTCAACGCGCTCTCTATTGCAGCGTCGGAGCGGGTGATGGGGTCGCCGTCGAAACGGGCGTACACATCATCCTTAGTCAGCTGTAATGGCAATGGCATAGCGGGGCACTTTCACTCTAGGACTTGGCGGAGCTGCGGGAGCTGCGCTTAACGGGCTTCTTATCCTCTTCGGGGGATTCACCCTGGGGCGCTTCCTCCTCTTCGGGGGATTCACCCTGGGGCGCTTCCTCCTCAGACGGCAGAACGTCGGGGTGGTCGATCTGTTCCACACAGAACTCGGGAATCTCCTCACCCTCAGGGATGAAGACTAAGTGCCCGCGTTCGTTGTGTACATATACCGGAGCGTTCGCAATCATTCAACTACACCTCTCGTTTTAGTTGTTTACGGCAGCACCTTCGAGACGAAGGCGAAGTTCGGGTTGGACAGGACGGGCATAGCCACCGCATCCACAACCACCTCGCGGGTGGACGGGACGGTCGGGCGCTGGTGGATACCAGCGTAAATGCCAGCCTGTTCTGCGGGGGAGAAACCGGCTTCCATAGACGCAGTAGTCGGAGAGAACACGGTGTTGCCCAGAATACCCTGTGCCGACGGGGGCAGCAGGTAGATGTTCTTGGGGTCAAGAACAGGGGTCAGCACGCCGCCGACGTTCACATCACGCTCATAGGTAGTCAGAGCGGGCAGTTCGTTGTTCTCAAGAACAGCGTTTACCTGAGCAGTGTTGCCGGGGATGTACCCGCCGTTGTTCAGGTTCACGGTGAACTGCTTGTTGCGTGCAATTGCGCGCTTGATGGTCGGGGATACCAGAATAGTACCGGGACGGAAGCCGTTGAGCTTCTTGTAGGCGTCCGAGAACTTCTCAAGCTCGCCCAGAATATCTGCGTCAGGGTTGTTGAACTGAATCGCAGAGGTCGGGTTAGCCTCGGGTGCACGGCCCCACTCATCCTCAAACTTCACGCCGCCGCGAGTGGTAGCGGTGAACTTAGCGTTGGTGAGGGTCAGGCCGCGCTGGTATTCCAGGGCATCGATAACAGCATTCACCTGACGGGTGAGGGAGCCGTACACAAGGTTCAGAATCTTGTCGTTGTTCGACAGACGAGCGCGCAGCTGGTCCAGCTCCGACAGAACCTCAGCCTGAGAAATCGGCACGTTCTGGAAGGTGCGGAAACCAGCCTTGGCGGTGGAACCACGGAACGGCTCAGCATCCCAAGCGCGGTTCTTCGCAATCTCCGGGCGGGAGAAGTCGAAGTCCTCCAGGCGCAGGTCGATAGAATCAACCTGAGTGTCTGGGAAGAACGCCGATAGGGAGTTCTTGGCAAGCTCCGCTTGCATCGCAGCCTCGTAGAACGCACGGGCTGCGCCGGTCAGCTCCTTAGTCGAGAGGGCTGCGCCAGCATATTCAACGTAGTTGCTCACTTTTCAATCCTCTCTTAAATCCAGATGAAGTGGCCGGTATCAGCGGGCTTAGTAACCTCAGTGGTACCGTCGATCTTCGGCAGGTAGTTCTTATCAATCTGACCGTCAAGAACGACGGACACAGCGTACTCGCCGGGGGTGAAGTCGAAATCGAACAGCAGGAAGGCGTCAATCTTGCCACCTGCGGTTGCGGGCTTCACAACCTTGTCCGCGCCCTCGCCCTCAAAGACAAGCGGGTAGCCGGACGGAAGGCCGGAGTAGAAGGTGTACGCAGTCGCAAAGTCCGAAGTCTTGAGCTTGTAGGTCTGCGAATTGTAAGTCTCAGGGGCGTTGGCAAGCCACTGAGGGGAACGGCGGTTCGCCTTATAGTGCTTGAGGCCAATCATGGCTAAACTCCTCGTTTATTCTTTTCCATGTATTCCTGCATACGGTCGCGGCCAGCCTCTAGCGAGCCGGAAGACTTTACGTCGTTACCTGAGGCAGGGTTGGCGAACTGTGCCGGAAGACCCCGAGGGGTCGGCTCGCTCGCCGGGGGCTGTGCAGAAGCTCCGACTCCGAACGCCTGGAAGTAATCGTTGAGTTTCTGGCGGTCTACACCACCGTCCGCAGCCATAAACTGAGAACGGTCAAGACCTGCAGCGATAGCCTCAACGTTGGCTCCAGGGTGAGAAGCAGCAACGTTGTTCAACTCGGCTAAGAACAGCCGTTCGTTGCTCTGCCGCTTGTATGCCAAGAACTCGTCACGAAGAGCTGCAAGTTCTGCGTTGCCTTCGGGCGCGCTGGCCGGGGTGGACTCCGCCTTAGCGTTGTCCTTGGCGCGGTCTTCCCAGGTACGGGCGTGCCCCTTCCACTTGTCCGCTTCGGCCTGGAGCTTAGCAATTTCCTGCTGCAGCTGTTCGACAGAGGGAGTGGTGGCCGGTTCCTGAGTCAGCGCTGCCATTTCGGCGTTTGCTGCCTTGTTCGGAATCTCGGCTGCGGTGGACACGTTGGCCGTGACTTCTGACATTTCGTATAACCTTTCCGGTGTTTGTGTTTCGGTCGGCGTTTCGCCATTGAGCGCAAACCATCGTTCAACGCCCTCTATGTGTTCTTCTCCTCCAGGGCGTTGAGCCAAACGTTCCAGCAGCTTTTCGCGGCTTGTCCCGTTAAGCACAACAACCTCACCCGCGCCTATGCGATCCGCAAAGACCGTTCGGTCTGTTGGGTCGGGCAGTGTTCGAGCTATCCAAACGTCCCCGCCTGTATAGTTCTTTGCGTGCTCCTCCATCGCGTAGCGCAGTTGGCGCGCTAAGGTATCGTTCCCACCTGTAGAAGATAGAACCAAATCTAAATCTATTGTAATGTCTCCCTCACGGGAGTGTTCAGCGATATATGTAGACTTTCCGCTGGCCGGGGGGCCAGTCACAACCCTAATCATTATGCAGCATCTTCCCCTTGCTGGCCCTTCCAGTATCGCAGCGCATCCTCAAGCGCGTTCACCCTCCGACGACGGGGGCGAGAGCGCTGACGCCGAAGTGCAGACATCTCGTCCTTCGCCCGGCGGAACTGCAACCCGCCCGAGGGAACTTCCGAGCGCTCTTTAGCTTGGTCGCCCTTGACGGCGTGACGGCGGTTCCGGGGGGTCATGCCGTCGTATGAGCGCTGCACCCGACGGGCTATCTGCGGCCCTGTCTCGCCGGACACATAATCTACAATGCGGGTGTTCGAGAGGTCTTGCTTCCCTGTCGAACCTGCAATGTCGTAGATGTAATCCAGGTCTTCACGGTTCAGCTTCAAGCCGGGGTCATGCGACTTGGTAATGGGCAGCGTCTCGCACTTGCAGTTATCGTGCAACGGGTACAGCTGCTTCACGTAGTAAATACGGTCGGCAGCTACCAGGCACAGGCCGCAGGTCCCGGTACGCGAGAGTTCCGGGTGGATGATGCGCCGGTACCCTATCACTTCGTCAGGGTCAGACCGTTCGTAAGTACGCGCCTCTCGTTCACGCTGCGCCAGTTTAATTTCCGAGTCGGCTATCTGTCGCACCCGTTTCTGCGTCTTCAAGAGCGCTTGCTGGTGCGAGTCGCCTTTAGAACGGGCGTTACGGTACTCACGCAGCGGGCGAGACCACACCTCTTCGGGGGTGATGCCGTGACGGGGGTAAATCTCACTTGCAGCTGGCGGCATATTCCGTTTCGGGTATTCAATTCCCTGGTCTTGGAAAACGGCCCGCATGTAGTCGTCCGTGTCCCGTCGGGCCTGGAGCATCGTATCGAGAACCGCCTCAACAGTATCGTCGATCAACTCCTCCTCGTCGCTGCCGGAAAAGTCTGCAGCCCCCCACAGCGTGAAGAGCCACTGCACCAACGTTTCCAGCAGAGACTCAGAGCGTTGCGCCCTGGCCTCTGCCAGTTCACGAAGCAATGCCACGGACTACTCGCCCCCTCCCGCGCGAGACCGAAGCTTTCCGGTTGCGTAGGGGGACGCCCCGTCCACGCCGGGTTCGGCTCCCGCTTCCGGGTTGTTCGGGCTGAACTTACGCAACCCCTCGTCACGGAAGCTGTGGGGCTGCTCGTGCTCATGGTTCGGGTTGTAGTTCTCCCGCTGGTTAGCCAGGCCGGAGGTGGCATTCTGCACCACCAAATCGCGCAGTGCCCCGAAGCCCTCGGCCTCAGAGACCTCTGCGACCTCATCAGCGGAGAAGCCGCCGAACTTACGCAACGCCACGGTGAGAGGCACGCCTGCCGAGGTGGCTATCTGGACGGCGGTAGCACGCTCCGCTGCAGAGGCACGGCGGGGGTTCACCCAGTCAATCATGAGGCGCGACGCTTCGGCCCGGTCTTCCTCGCCCTCAATCTGCATTGCGTCAGCGAAGAGCTGCTGCAGCGAGGCTGTGAACATATCTTCGATATGTTCAATGTCGAATGCCAACCCCTCGCGCTGAGTTGCCGAACCTTCGGCAGAACCGGACGCGCCGTCGGGGGTGTTCAGGAACAGCGGAGTCTTCGACTCTATCGCCAGCTCTTCGATACTGTCCTTCACCAGCAACCGGACGGGGGTAATATCTACCGCGCCAGACTCCCACATCTGCGTCCCCTCGCCCAGCATCCACAGCGCGCCGGGGGAGAGCTTGAACATGTCGGGTGCGTACTGAATCTCATTGCCGTCTTCGTCGTAGGTAGGGGCACCGATAATACCGCGCTGCTTGAACGCCTGAGTCGCAACCAGAATGCCGCACTGCAACAGGGTATGGTTGATACGCTTGAGTGTGGGCAAGTACTTGCTGATAATCCCCGAATCGAGGGCGAACTCGTACACCGGCACGTCGTCAAGACCAGTGTCAATCTTCTCGTCCCACTCCCAACCCTTAGCACTGAGAGACAATGAGGCGATATTCAACTCTGGGATGTTGTTCGGAGAAGTAGTTGTAGTGGAAAGTTTCTTACGCATACGACGCGAGTACCCCGGACGGGCAAGGTTCACTACCTTCTCGTTCTTCTCAATATCCACCCACACGCTCAGCGCCGCAATGACCTTGCCGTGGGCGTCACGCTGGCAAATCGTCGTCTCGGGAGATGAGTTCATCAGCCCGTCTTCGGTCAGCACCAAGTACCCAGCGCCACAGATGAGCGCGTCGCGGAATGCATCAGACGCCTTGGAGCGGAAGTTCGAGCGCTGTATGAACGAAGCAATTTTCTCGTCTGCGCTATCCGAACCATCGTCGATCAGCTGAACGCCGTTCACGCGCATACGCGGCACACGTGCGTCCACCAGGACGGAAGCCACGTTCATACGTGCCGCTTCCTGCAAAGCCCTCCAAGACTCGGCGACTTCCTTCTTATTGGCGTCCGGGTCATCAGGGTATGGGAACGGTGCATCGCCCACGTACCAGTTGCGCATTGCCTGAACGTGCGGCAGACGTTCCTGGAGTCGCCGCACTAGTACAGCAGCAAACCACTCATCCGAGCCGGGCTGAATTTCGGTCATGTAGAAGGTTCCTTTCTATCGCAGTCGCGTTGGGGCGGCAGACATACGTGGCTTCTTATTCGTTGCTTGCTCCGCCAGCACGTCAAGACGGGCACGATTCGCAAGCATGAGTGCGTATGCGCCGTCGATTTTACGCCACGACGAAGGGCTTTCCTTGTACATAATCCTACCGGATTTGGTATCCCGCAAGGTCGCGTTGAGTACGTGACGGGAGAGCGCCGGAGAGTTGTAGTGGTGAATCTCTTGCTCGTGGATAGCTACGCGCAGCGCTTGGGTAGCATCGGCTACCGAACGGAGCTGGTTTGTGCGCCACGCAATGCTCTTAGGCTTGAGCTTACGTCGCTCACGTTTGTTGCGCGCTTCCGCAATTTTCCCGCTCCAATGCTCCACCACGTTCTCCCACCCCGCCGGGTCGCAGAGCGCGTGCGAGACGGTGAAGTTCTCTATGAGATGGTCGCCCGCAGCAATAATCTCCTCACGGGGCGGCACCCACGAAACCCCGTCCTCCGTGTCGGGTTGTTCCCATATGCCGACCTCCCACGTCAGGCCGTCCGAGATACGCATAGCAACCATCGCGGTAGCATCGGTAATGCCGTTGCTGCGGCCCCACGAACCGTCGAATCCGAAGACGATCGGGTCGCGCTTCGAGACGGGGGTAAAGTCGTCCTCGTCCCAGCGGGCCGCGTCCCATACATCCTTCGACATGAACGCATCTGCAGCAGCGTGAGCGCGGTTGCCGAAGAATCGTACTGAGTCAGAGAGGGTCAAGGTCGGGTCGTACACACCTGAGAGGATGGAGTCAATGTCCACCCACCCGCGAGGGAACGGAGAATCGCCCACGCCGCAGGGCGGGGTGTGTATCCTGCACCCGTCCGGCAGGTTTGCTGAGTCCCCGTAGGCGTACATCAGACCCTCGCGCACATCGTCAGGGTTTGTTGGGTCTACGTCTCCCCAGTCCCGAGTATCGTAGAGAATGCCTTTCGAGAACGTCTCCCCTGCTTCCTGGCGTTTCCATGCCTCATACGTCATCTCGGCGAAAGACCCTTCACCAGGGACGAATGCGTTCGGCGCTTCAATGAAGGTCCCGTTCACCTTGATTTGGTTCTTCAACGCGACGCGGCCCAGCTCAACGCCACGGTTAGACGGGGTGAAGGATTCGGTCTGGTCTAGAATCTGGAACACCGACGGAGTACCTTCAAGAGACTTAGCCGCGGCTGTTCGCGGCATAATGACGCCTCCGTCTGGCAGGTACACTTTCGTATCCAGCACGTCCAGGCCGGGGTAGTCTTCGTACAGGGCGTCGGTGCGCATCATGTCCGTAAGCGGCCCGAATGCGTTGCGGGTCTGCTCTTCCGAGACGGCCATAATGTCGATCTGCACTTTGCGCTCTAGGTTCCACGGGCGGCCTACCGGCTTGCCGTTCGCATCCCACCCGTCGAACCTCACGTCAGCCAGAGATTCTGCAGCAGCGATAGCCCCAAGGAACGGGCTATTGTGGGTCACCCAACCTGACGGGTGGGTGATGTACTGCCCGTCGTCCGCTTCAACGGTGATGCACCGCAAGGCGGTTGGGGTACAGTTGGGGATAATGGCCCGTATGTGCCGACCTTTACCCCCGACGGCCACGTTCTGCGGGGGGTCCTGCAGGACGAAGCGGGGGGTAGGTTTGGCAAACCGGCGGTCAGGCAGGTGCATCAGCGTTTCCTGCATCATCTGCGCCAGCGAAAGTTCCTGCAGCGAGTACTTCTCCGTCTTCTCGTCCAGCACCCACACCACGAACGTATGGTTCGGGTGGAACCGTGCCTTCGTCCCGTCGCTCAGATACACCGTGGCGGGGAAGTCTACAATCACCGGGTGGATGTAGGTAATGCGGGTCGGCTTGCCGTCGGCCCCGTACACCTCGTCTCCTACTCGGAGGTCGCCGAACGACCGCAAGCCCAGGGGCGTAGGAACTATGTTCGATAAATCTTCCGCCTTACCCCAACCCTTACTGCGCTGGAACACTCCACGGTAGTACACGCGCCGACCTGTAATCGGGTCGAGGCGGTACCACTCAAGAATCATCTCAGCCTGTTCACGGGTCGGCTGGAACGGTTGGAAGTACCCGATCGACGGACGGGCTAAGTACTCAATCATCCAGTCCAAGACGTAGTGCCCGAGCGTGGGGAAATCCCCCTCATACTCCGGTTTGAATCCAGCCTTCACCGGGTGAGGGTCATTAACAACGACCATTGGCTCCTAGTCCTCCGAATCGTCGTAGTTTCCGCCGGGGCGCAAGCTCTTGTACGGGGACTTGCCCGAGACGGGGCGACCTGTTCCAGGTGAGCGGTTCGAGCTAAGCTGGCGCTTCTCCATCTCGGAGCTAGTAAGCATCTCAATCTTCATGGCGTTGAGTGCGCGGGGCGTCAAACCGTACTCTCGGCACCCGTCACGGTACGCGGTGTATAACTGCGCTGAGGCCCGCCCTGCAGATGCGGTCGCCTGAATGATGTTGTTGTACGGCAGTGCAATCAGCATCATGACGTGGTCCCACGCTGTAGCGGGTAGGGACTGCATGGTGGGGTAGTCTACTAATCGCTCCCACATGCCATGCGTCGCTGCGTGCCACTTGATACCCGGAGCCAAGTCCTCTAGTTCAGGTTGTGGAGAGGGGGTGTACTCGACGAGCTGCACATTATCTTTCTCGAAGCTGCCCGTCCGTTTCCTATGATTCGCCAAAACGCGGCCTTTCTTTCCATGCCTTCATAATCTCATCCTGCTCGGCAAGCCAAGCAGTGAAATCGTTATAGCTGCGCAGCTGTAGGGGGGTCAGGTTCTCGATACCGATCGCCTTGTACATGCGCACCCGACGGCGGCGATATGTTCGCATACGTTGGTACACCAAACGACAGTTGTCGTCACAGTACAATTTCCCTGAGTTGTTACCGCCATAACGATAGGTAGGCATTTGGCACCGGGGGCAAGGCCCCCAACCATCAGATGCTTTACGCAT